GGAATTTGGCTGATCAGCTTCATGAGCTATGATCTGGGATATATCGACCTGGAGCAGAGAACATTACAGACAATCGACAACCCGTTCGGCACGAGGTTGTAACCCATGTCTCCGGTACAAACCGTTATCTATGTCTCCGGGTCGGACATAATGGAAAATGGCGGTGAGGGTGGCGGTAAATTAGAAGTATATAAGTCACTGTTTTAATTGACTATATAAATGTTTAAGCGCGAGAAATACCCGCTTTCATACCCGCAGAATTAATCGGAAATCCGCTCCTTGCCATCTTGATGGCGCGACATAAATTAGAACAAAGTCAGAACAAAAAAAGGAGCGGGTATGCCAAAGAGACGCGGTTACATCAACAAATCTGAGGTCTTGGAAAAGCTGCAGGCCGGCCGCGCCGGAGCAGTCCAAGTCTGTACGCAGGCGAAAATCGGCTCCAAGGAATATCAGCTCGCCGGGCACGTGCGGCAAGCGATCGACGACCTCGCCGGCAAGCTCACGGGCAACCCAGAGTTTTTTTGGACAAGACCGGCGACAACGCCGCCGCGGGATCAGGTTTCAAGACGTGGTCAGGAAAGATCAGATGTGGACGGAAACCAGTAAAGCTTATCTGGATACAAAAACCGGCGATCTCTTCCATGTGATGTGTGATGCCGTGCTGGCTGCAGACGAATCTCAAGTAGTTGTCGCAACCAATGTCACCGATGGCGAGATCTGGGTCTTCCCCTCAACTGAATTTTACAGTGATCGTTTCGTTCCGGTTCAAAAGAGCAAACTCAGGGAGATGGTCGACAAGATGCTGGAGTGGTGATCAACTTCAAACCTGAGCCTAAAATCCTCGGAGCGGTGAAGAGGATTTCAGATAGAGCGGATGCCTCGGCTGACCGGCCGCAGTCAGGCCAAGGCACAGCAGATTGTCGCCGAACATCTGCCGGACTGCCTTATCCCGTCCCCGGAATGAGCCGTGGGCACCCCACGCCGCGATGATCGGACCCTTGCATTCCTCAAGCGCCATCTGGAGATACCCATCGTTCTCCGGTCCAACCGGGTCCTCTGCGGCCTTCATATCGCCTGGCAGTGTGGCGCGAAAGGCAAAGAGGTTGAGGACAGCGATGCCACCGCAGTGTTCCCTGCGCGCAAATGACATGCAGCGCCGTATCGTCGGGTCGTCGATATCCGCATCCGCGGTCGAAGGGTTGAGCATGATGAAGCAGCATTTCGTCTTCTGCTCCCACTCGCGAATGAGCAGATACCGGTATCGAAAGCATGGCGAGAAATAAGCCTTTCCGGTTGTTCTGGTGTCAATCATGAGAGGCGGCTCCCTTCACGCGAGGCAGACTGAGCAGGTATTCGTTGATCTCGTGCTCGTACCAGCGAACCGAACCACCCATATTGGCGGGTCGAGGGAAGGTGCCGGCGGCCATACGCCGGTAGATCGTCGACGAGCCGAGGCCGACGCGTTCTTGGACGTCCTTGAGCTTCAGCATGATGATCGGAGTCGATTCCGCGAGCGCGCTCATTCGTAAACTGCCTCCACGATGTCATCCTCGTCGATCCGCGTGCACAGCTTGTCGTCGGACCTGGAGGGCTTCCAGAAAGACTCGGCTTGAAAACCTTTCGCCCCTGAGGCGTTCAAGATCCTGATGGCCCGTTTGCGACGTTCCCCCACCATGTAGGGCACGTCGTCGTAGACCAGCTCGAGCAGTTCGGTGATCAACTCACGCGTCAGCTTGAAGCCATTGCCGAGCCGGAAGGTGAACCGGTAGTCCGCCTCGCAAGCCTTCAGGACCTCGATCTGATCGGAGGTGAGCATCTGACCGGCGATTGCCGCTCTGAGGGCTTCCAACTTGTGCAGGGGTAGCGGAGGCGTGCTCACCTGGCCGACCTCCTGGCCTTCTCGATGATCGCGCGCCCGGCCTCTAGGTCTCCGGAGACCTGATAAAGCTGGTGCGCAACCTCAAGCGGATCGATACCGGCGCGCTCCCAGAAGGCGCGTTCGTTCATGCTGTGCTGGAGATTGTGCTCCGCGGACGTCATGGGAATGGTCCACGCGTCGTCCGGGCGCCTCCGGGTGGGCGTCTTCCGCTTGCGATGCTTTGGGTCGCCATAGCGCACATGACAGGCCTCGCACGGCTGCTGCCCTGATATCAGGCTCGGAAGCTTCCGAATGAACGCCAGATGCGCCTCGTCTTCGATCCTGGCCTGCCTCCTGTCCGTCGGATCCAGCGAGAAGGCCGAGTCTTTGTGCGGGTTGAAGAACTGGTAGGCCATCAGTTACCCCTCGGACCTTCAAGCTGAAGCACTGGCGCGCCGTGCTCCTGATAGGCTTGGTCGATTCTCGGTATCGCGTGCTCCGCGAACCGGGCACCGTCAGGCGTCATGATGTGCGCCAAGAAGGCCTCGTCGAAGGTCTCGATCCCAGCCTCAGTGCTTTCGAGCTTCGCCTTAATCGTCAGATACAGAGCGCGCCATTTCGACCGGCAGGCCTGCTCCCATTGCGCATAGGCGGCCCTCTCCGTTCGCCTGCCCCTGCTGTGGAGCCAGAACGCCTTGTCGGACTTATCGGGGAGCGGCAGGATGAAGAGGATCTTTCGGTTCCTAAGCTCGAAGGCGATCTTGGCGCCGTTCCTGTCGGTGAAGGACATGAAGCTGTCCGCGCCTGCTTGGCCGACAATCTTCTCTATCTCCGCCTTGGTTCGCTCGATGGGCACAGATGTCTTTTCGGCGTAGGCCATCACGCAGCCTCCCTGAAGGCATTCGGGTAGCCGTCGTGGATCACGCCGTCGAGCATGCGGCCGGCGGCCTTCTTACCGACGCGAAATAGATCCGGCGGATCCATCCAGTCCGCTTCCGGGTCGGACATGTCGGTCTCACCGAAGCTCCATTTGTCAGCGAACCACGACGCGTTCTTTCGGATTCCAGTTTCGACATCGACGTTTTCGCCTGGCGCCCATGCTCCCCATTGCTTGAAGAGGAATGGCACGTCGGCCGCCGAGCACTGGTCGCGCAGGTCCCGCGCCCATTGTGGATGCATCGGCCGGGCCTCGCGGCCGCTTTCGCCGCCGCAGATAACCCAATCGAGTCCGGGAAGTTCTCCTGGAATTCGGGTGGACGTGCAGAAAGAACATTCGTCCGGCGACCGCGCGAGATACTGCCCCCGCGTGACCAGTCCGTTGAGAGCGTCTATCCAGGGCTTGCCCGTGGGATTGTATTTCCGGATATCCCTCAGATTGAGCGCCCCGAGCATCGGCTCGGCGGACACGAACCGCACGGCCGCGGGTGTTTCCAGAAGATCCGGAACCCGCGCGTCCGCGTTTGCCTGATCCTCGATCGACACGCCAAGCCAGACGTTCGGCAGCGGCCAGGGCATGCCGTTCGGGTAAACACGGCGGTAGGGATGACGCTCGACGGCACCGGCTTCCCCGAGGCCCCCCATGGCGTTGTAGATACGCTCATACGGCCCGATCAGTTCGGCGCCGAGCCGGTGCGAGGCTTCCGTCAGATACGTCCGCAGACGCTCAGACCGCTTGGTGAGGATCTGGTAGGTGATGTGCGGCGTCAGCGCCATGACGGCGAACACCCGGTCGATCACGGCATCCGGCAGCTTTTCGTGGAACAGGTCGGACGTGGAATCGACGAACACCAGGCGCGGCCGCTTCCAGGCCAGCGGCGCCAAAAGCACATGATCCGGCGCGGCCACCACCTTGCCCGTCCAGCGCGGTTCGCGCGTGCCGTCTGGCCTTGTGACGAAGCGCGCCAGCCCTTCGCCCCAATTCCCCGGCCCGGAGAACCGCGCCGCCATTTCCTCGACATAGCAGTGCTTGCAGCCTTCCGAGACTCTGGAGCAACCCCGGACGGGATTCCAGTTGAACTCGGTCCATTCGATTTTGGTTTTCTGGGCCATCACGCTGCGTCCTTCAGTTTGATGTCGGAAATCGCCCCGCGGCGCGCCAGTTCCATGAAGATCTCCATGCAGGCCTTCGCGTCCTGGTAGGCGTTGTGGTGGTCGGCGATCGAGCGACCAAAGAGGTGCTGGTAGCCGTCTTCGAGCGAGGGCCATTTCTGGCCGCCGTCCTCGAACCTGGCGTCGACGATGGGCGTCATGATCTCCTGCAGGTCGATCACGCGCAGACCGGGCCGGATCAGCTTGTGGTGGTCCCGGCCGAGCCGCAGGCACGTCGCCCGAAGGACGTCGATGTCGAACTTGATGTTCCACCCAACGACGATCTGGGCCGCCTCCAGGCACTCGTAGACGGTCACCAGCGCGCGCAGCTCCGGGATGCCTCGTCTCCCAGCCTCACGGTCGGAAATGCCGTGCACGCGCTCCGCTCCCCGTTTGGAGTAGGCTTCCGAGGCGACCAGCTTCTCCTCGCGGCCATAGACCTCGCCCAAGTCGTCGAACTGAACCATCCCGATCTGCTTCAGGCGCGGGAAGTCCTCGGCCTCGATGGTCTGGCCTGGCTTGATCAGGTCAGTGGTCTCGGTGTCGAAGGACAGGAAGTCAGAGTAGATCATGCACCGCTCCCGACATCGTCCAAGAACACCGACGGGTCGATGACGGGTGCCTGCGGATTGCGCATCCCCCATTCGTGGGGCGGCTTCATATCGTAGCAAGCGCGCCCTTTCTCGAAGCGCTTCTTGGTAGCGCCGAGCAACGTGAGGGAGAGGACCTGCTCGATCATCTCGCCGACCGTAAGGCCGCCGCCGCTAGACAGGCTGTCCTTCAAGACGTCGTAACCGGCGTTGTTGCCGTAACGGATGGTGATTTCCTGGATCATGCCGCGGCCCTCTCGAACTGGTCTACGTTGCAGTGGTGGACCTCGAAGGTGATGGCGACCACCCACGGGTTCATGTCCCAGCCGAAGCTGCGCTTGTCGTTGAGGCTGTCCCAGAGTTGGTGAAATGCCCAAACGAAAGAGCGAAAGTCCGACAACTCCTCCGGTGCATTGTCGGCACCGATTGCGGACACTCCTTCCGCCTCAGCATCTCCCTCGCTGATCTCCTGCACCCTCTGCACCCGGACGTCGGTCACCTTCAGGGAGAGGCGGGAGGCCCAACGAGGCATGTGGATGCCTGGTTTCCAAGCACCTGGTTTCGACCGGTCCCAACCAGCGGAATAGACACAAGCCATATCGCGGTCGTTCGGGTCTTCTGTCTGAAAAACACCCTCCGAACCGCGGTAGGCAGTGACCGGCACGCGAGAGAAGTTCTCCCGCACATAGAGCAGATCTCCTGGAGCGTAGCGAACTGTCTGAATATTGCAGGTGTGCCCGCTCGCGCTGACGCTGTGCCACTCGAAGGGATTTGTTTTCGGACAAGGACGATAGAACGGCCCGCCGACCGGGAACGGCTGCGGATTCAGCACCCGCCGCGTCTGCGTCTTCGTTCTCTCCAGAAGAGCGCGGACCATGGCGGGGGAAAAGAGAATAGGGCGGATGGTCATAGGCCACGCTCCTTGAGGTGGTGCCGAACGGTGTGCATGACGTCGGCATCGAACCTCTGGCCCGACATCCACCGCAGATAGTCCGTCGGCAGGTCCGCGAACGCTGTTCCACGGTGCTTGCCGAACGACATCTTCTTGAGGAGAACCGGGGCGAGCGTAAGCCGCGCCAGTTCGTGCGGCGGCGCTATCATCAGGAGTCGACGCAGGATGAACGCGGTCACGTAGGTATCCGGCCCCGCGCGATGCGGCGGCATTGACAAATCCGGATTGAAGCCGTCGTCATTGTCCACGCCGAGCCAGTACCGGAGTGACTGGTTGGAATGGCTCGGGGCGTCCGGAAAAAGGTGCAGAGCGCATTTCAACGTGCAGATCCACGGAAGCTCCCCGCCACCCACAAACGCCTGCTCGAAGGCTATATTGTGAGCCGCGAACATATCGCCCGGGATCATGCCGTTCATAAGCGACATCGTCCCCTGCGTAGGGCTCACCGCGCCGGCCACGTCGGCGTCCGAGATATGATGGATGGCCCGCGTCTGAGGGGGGATGGGATGCCCAGGGTTGACGAGGAAACTGCCGTGGTTGAGCAGCTGGCCGGTCTCCGCGACGTCGGTCCAGCCGATTTCACAGATCGCCTTTACCTCATCTTCAGGCAGCCCCGTCGTTTCCAGATCGATTACACGGATCTTCATTTCTTGCCTCCCGCAATCTCCTTGAGCCTCGCTGCACGGGCCCGGTTCGCCCGGCCCATCTCGTCCTCGCTCAGCGCATTGATCGCGCCGGCGTATTTGTCGGTGAGCGCGAAGACGTCCTCCTTGCTCTTGCAGACCCCCAAATCGTTGATGAAGGCTTCGACCGGAGTTTCCGTCTCGACATCCGCGACTTCTTCGCTTTCGACATCGCCAGGGAAGAGATCTTCGTCCTGATCATCGTTCCCGAAATTGGTGGCGCCGGAGGCTTCTTCGGAGGGCAGACCGTCATCCTCCGGCGCATCGGCGTCCGCGGAGGTCTGCTCCGCTTCCTCGCCGAACTCGTCTTGATCCTGTGCCGCGGTGGCGGCCTCATGTTCGATTGTGTCCTTGGCCCGGTCGAACCCCTGATCCGGGGTTTCCTTACGCTCGCCCAAGCGTTTCAGAAGGTCGTCACCATGCTTGGGTGGCGTGATATCCTGAGCCGACATAGCGGCCATTTCCTCTTGGTCATAGATACCAAGGAGAACGTCCTGAAATATGCGTCGCGCGCCTGCCCGCAGCGAATAGTAGGACTGCTGCTGGTCAGGATCGCTCTTCCAAAGCGGAGAATTCTTCGGCTGGATCTGACCGAACGGCGGGCTCTCGTACTCCTTCACGTCACCATCAATGAGCGTGTAGATCACCTTGCATTTGCGCTTGTCACCTTCGCCCGTGAAGGTGACATCCGGGCGCTTCTTGAGGGGCGCCCGGGCGAGCACGATTGCAGCAAGGACCTGAGACTCGTAAGCCAGATTGTCATTGACGAAATAGCTCTTCCTCGCCAAAGCGTAGGGGCTCATTTCGAACCGGATCGCATCATCCAAGATCCCGAGACATGCGCCGGGCTGCCCCCTGAGATGCTTCGGAACCGCCGAGCCGGAAGCAGCCATCATCTTGGCGTATTCCATGACCTCGCCGGCGTTGGCGAAGGACACGCCCCGGCCGCCAACGGCCATGGCTTTGGTGACGGATTTGTCGATTGCTGCCTCGACTCGAGCGAGAGCATTTCCAGCATTGGCGTTCATTTATGCAGCCTCCGGATAGGTTTGGATGGCAAGGTCTTGCTTGGCCTGCTCGATCTCTCGCTCGATGCCACGCATGACGTAAGGAGCGAATTGGAAGGTCTCGATTGCATCGGTGCTGTGCGGACCTGGCCAATACCCGCTATCCCAAGACCTCTTGAAGCGCCGTCTGGCCAGGATCATGCATTCGCGACCGTATTTGAGCGGAGATGGGTATTTGATCGTCTCTCCCGTCTCGGTGATGATCGAGACATCGTCCCAAGTCATGACGATCAGCCGGACACTGTAAGGCGGCTTCCCCTCGGCCATGACAAGCGTGAAGGTGCGCAGCGGTTCCCCGAAGAGGTTCCGGCAGCCCTCATCGACCATCGCCGCCTGCATGTCGTACCTGAAGTCCCTCATGGACCGTTGAATCGCGGCGTCACTGACCGACGCGGTGATTTTCAGATCGGCAAAATCGAGATCGTTCGGGATCACGTCCGGTCGGGCGCGCTCAACGATCCCGGTCTCCTTGTCGATCCAGAACATGGATTGTTCCACTGCACCGGAGAGGATGCCGCCCTGGATGGCTGGATGATCCTTCAAAGCGTCCCGGATGCCGTAAATGTGCCTGACGATTTCTCCGGTCAGGACAGTAAGGTCCTTGGAGGCACATTCGTTTTTCCACTGCTTGCAGTAGTCTGCGTTATTGTTCCACTTCTTCATTGAGAGGTCGGCGGCCGGATACTTTTCAGGCTGGATCACGAACTGGCTCGCGAACTTCGACTCCCCCAGAAGCAGGTGGTGACCGGCGCGGCCTTTAATGAGAGCTTCGCTTTGCGGCTTGGGGTCGAAGGGTTCTGGATTGTAAGGCGACCACCCCCAATAATGTGCCTCGGATTCCGTCCAGATCGTCCGATATCCGGATGAAGACGCGCTCGGAACATCATCACCAGCAGGCTTGCCGTGATAGACGGACATCGGCATGTCGGAGACAACGCAAGGGCCGTCTATTACCATGCCTTCGTGCCATTTGATGGTCTTCATCGGTCAGCCTTTCAGTAGGAGATCGACACGTTAGGGATTGCGCCGGCAGCGATGGCCGCCACGATCTTCTGCGCCTGCGGTTCGCCCAGATCGCCAGCGTCCTGGATTGCCTGAACGGCAGACCGGTGGATCTTGTTGCGGTGACGCTTGTTCTCCGCACGGGACCGCTCTTCCTTCTCCTGCTTGCGGATGCCTTCCAGGCGCTCAAGCTCCTTGCGCTCCTGAGCGGCGATCAGGTCCTTGCGTTCCTGTTCGGCCTTCGCCTCGGCTTCTTCGCGCGCTGCCTCTGCGGCAGCGGCGGCCTGTTCTGCAGCCTCGCGCTTGCGGCGCTCTTCGGCCTCGGCCGCCGCATGCTTTTCGGCTTCTGCCTGTCGAGCAGCATCGAGTTCTTTCTGGGCCTTGGCTTCACGCTCCTCCTGTTCGGCCTGGAGCTTCCGGAGGCGTTCCAGCTCGGCGCGGGCCTCCTCGGTCTCCTTGGCCCGTTCCCATGCCGGACGGAGCTGGTTCAAGGCGAAATCTCTCTTGCCCTGGGCGTGAACGGAAAATTCCTGCAGAGCGGTCTCGGAAAGATCCAGACCGTGGAGCCAGTCGATGCGCTGGCTGATGGCGTCGGAGGTATCCGCTTGGGAGACGTATGAAGCCTCGACGATCCGCTCGATCAGGGCCTTGTGGTCCGCGATCCGGGATTCCTCCTGCTGCTCCCAGTCGGTGAGCGGCTTGCGAATGGTGTCCCTGAGCGCGTCGAGCTCGGAGCGAACCTCCCGCCGGATCTCGTCAACAGCGTTGATCTTGTCGCGGAGCCCGGAGTTCAGTTCCTTGCCGGCATTGTCGATGCTGGTCTTCACCGCCACGACCGACCTGGCGCGGGAGGCGACCGCCTTGCGGCCCTTGTCCGTGGATAGGTCGACCTTCTCGCCGTCGTGCCGTTGCTTCAACTTCGCGACCAGATCGGCCACGCTCAGCGACTTGTCCGAGAATATGGCGCTCGGGTTGCTTTCAATCGCCGTCAGAACGTCGATTTTCGGATCTGCATTCACTGGACCATCTCCTTTGCTTCTGAGGTCCCTTCCAATTCCAGGGCTCTGGCTTCTGCCTTTTCCGCAGCGTCGATAGCTGCTCGTTGAGAGCGCTCCTTAACCTTGGCGAGCTGGAGCTGCATCTGGGCGTTGCGGTCCTTTCCTTCAGCAGAGAAGGCCGCGGAGAGCCGACGGTGCTCGCAGGCGTCCGCGCCGAACAGATCGGCGGCTTCACGGCGCCTTGCGGCGAACGCCCGCAGGCTTTCAGCGCTCGTCTGTTGGAAGTGAGGGCGGGGGGTCATGTCGCGATTTCCTGAACGATCCGGTAAACCTCCCGCGCTTCCTCGACCGTCCTGATTTCGGCGGTGTGGTATTCCTTGGCACCAAGACGCTCGGCGATCAGCCGGTAGACCTGCTTGCGGCCCATCCGCTTGCTCTTCCAGATCGGATCCAGAATCCGGTGGATGAGGCTGCGAACTCGTTTGATTTCCGGGGTCGGGATGCAGCCGAGCGGTTGGGTCCGGTTCTTGGTCTTGTGGTGGCAGCCGACGAAGTTTCCGCAGGCGTCGCACTTCCAGAACGGCAGCCCGTAGAGGTCACGGCGATGCGGGTAGATTTCCCGCCCGTTGGTCAACCTGGCGTCGACGTTGGCGACACAGCCGCAGCAGAATATCTGTCGGGTGGCTTTCATCAGATTACCCTCTGTTTCCTTTGCCTTATTGCGAGTCTCCGCCCGGGAGATTCGGAAAAAGGGGCCGGCTTGGAGGAGTGACCGGCCAAGTTTGGGAGGATCATGCAGCCCGCGGCGTGAGGTACTTCTGGAGCTTCTCGATGGCCTGGCCGAAGGTCAGTTCCGAGTCCTCGAATTCGTCGTCCTGGATCTCGATGTCGAAGGCGGTTTCGGCCGACAACATGATCTTGACCATGTCCAAACTGTCGGCTCCAAGGTCTTCGGTGAAAACTGCGTCCTTGGTGACACTCTCCGGATCGACGCAAAGGTCTTCTGCAACGATTTCCCTGAATTTCTGCTCGATATCCATTCCGGGTTCCTTTCCTTTTTGAGCCCAACGGAAACCACCGCGCGGATGATTTCGGTGGGGCTGGCGACCGCGTCAGTATCCAAGTGCGTATCCATCGACCGCCTGGTTGCCCTTGCTGTTACATCCCGTCCTCCTTTCTCTGAGGCTGGATTGCCAGATCGGTCCCCGGCAGGGCCATGACGTGGGTGCGGGGGCGGCCCTGCCGGGTTCGCCGCAGGTGGTAGGCGAAACAAAAACCCACCCGCGAAGCGGATATTCAGGAGGGTGTCGCCACCCAGATCGCCCAGAACAGGACCGGCCAAGTGATCACGCAGAACGTGATGCAGGCCGCCTTGCTGGCGGTGACCCATGGGTCCGGCTTCGGGACGTAGGGCGTCTGATAGGGGAAGGGCTCGGTCATGTTGCTGCGCTCCCGACACCTGCAGTAAAGCCCGCGTCGTAATCGTCACATTGGCCCTGGAAATCCTGAATGCCGTAACTTGCGTGTACGAACCCTCGACGGTAAGCCGCTCCCTTTTTGGAGCTAGCTCCCAGAAGTCCAAAGTGTGCTTGAGCGGATTGCCGTGCTGCGAGTTCTATGGGGCTTTCAGGCCGCTGATACGCGGCCTGACCTGCCATCACCCTGCGAAGGTCGACCATCAGGCCACCCTCCCATGGAAGGGACCGAAGGAACCGGTACCGGCCTCGAAGTTGCCGATGCGGTGTTCCCTGTGGGGATCGCGGTAGGTGGGGTATCGGCCCGCGGAATACTTCTGAACGGACCTTTCGATTTCAATCTCATCATCGATCAGCTCGGCCGGGATAACGCGGCAGTCTTCCTCGACGGGATTGAACTCGATGATGTGAAGAACGGTTTCGAACTGGCCTTCCTTGGCCATCTCCAGGACCGTCTCGCGGTCCCAGTCCGGATCGATCTCCGGTTGGAAGATCACGCCACTCTCAAGAGCGGAAATTACCGTGAAGAAAGAGCGGTCCAGATTGAAGTTGGTTTCCTGTGTCATCGGTATGCCCTCCGTTGATGGAAAAACTATGCATAACGCATAACTTTCTGTCAACGAGAAAAATGCATTGCGCATCATTTTTCTTCTCGTTAGGAATAACCTGTTTGTCGGAAGGCAAAAAGAAACCCCGGAGGGATGATCCGACCGGGGCGTGAATAGGATTTAAAACTTTGATGAGTTTCCCTACCACATCACGAAAATTGATAAAAGGGAAAATCCTATTCTCGGCGCAGAAAATTGCAATAATTTGGGCCTGCTCGGAGGTTCCCGCCAAGATATTGCGGATTGGAGCGCGGGGAGGGTGGTCTTTTTTCTGGGTTTGACCCGCCTTCGCCGATCATCCGGCCGATGAAATCCTAGCGGTTCCAATGCCAGGCTCATTGGACGATATCAGACGGGGTTGATGGCCCGCCCGATTCCGGATTTGCAGTCCACGGGATAACCGACACACCTTTGAGGAGGCCCGCCCAAGCGGTTCTTTTTTTGATATTTCCGTTTGCACCGCCTGACCAGCGGGAGGAATCAAGACTCAGCCCGGTCCGGGTCCGGGAAAACAAAACCAGTGTCGGGGAATATCTGATTCACGCTTGCTAGGTTCCGGGAGCTGCCGGAGCAGGGATTGATGTCCTCCTCAGGACCATCTTTTTTGAGGCCTATTGTCTAAGAGCTGCCGCCACACTGGTACTTGACCTCATATTGCGGGGTGACGATCAACGTGGTTTCGACCGCCGTGCAATTTCGACCGGTCGAGGCCACGTAGGCCATGGCAACATCGCGATAGACATTGGCTGCAGGTTCGCCATCAGCCAGGCCGAGCGTGAGACCGCGGACAGCTCCGGATCCGGCCGAAGCTCCGAGCGATGGCGTAATCATCAGCCGGCTCTCTTCCGGCTTGTCGAAGATCCTGTAAGTTCGCGCGTTGTCGTAGACCTGACCATCAGGCTTAGTGCTGTAACGTTCCTGGCCCTCCGGAAGATAGGAATACTGGATCACCTCGACGCCCTTGTAATTCTCGATGGCGTAATTGATCCCGCTGCATGCGGTGGTTGAGGCGAAAAGCGCGATTGCACCCAAGTGAGTAAACTTCATGGTCAAACTCTTTCGGTGAATTTAATCGGTGGCGCAGTGCGTTCGCATATATTCCAGAACCTCGGCGGCGCCGATCATCGGGAAGAGCCCGGATTTGTCCTGGTATCGAAACGCAACGGTATCAATCCATCCGGCCTTCTCGGAGAACTTCGCCATATCCGGCCCGGCCAGAATGAATTGCTTTCCAAGGGTTCCAGTGTCTTCGATATTCAACGCGAAGGTCATGGACTCATCGCCCAAGCGGAAGTCAACGTTTCTGACATTCTCGGTGATCAGGAAGTCATTTGCGAATGTCAGGCCTGCGACAAGGTTGCCGTCTCTGCAGGTAATGAACATCGAAGATTTGCCGAAGCTCTTGTTGGCTTCTTGGACGAACGCAGTCGGGAAGATGTTCTGGGTGAAGGTGTCTCGGTAAAAAGCGATCAACCATCCGGTTTCGCGCTCGGCGGCAAAGGCGCTGTTAGGCAGAACGATCAGGAGAATAGCCAGCACCGCGCGCATCATAACCTCATAAACGCCTTGCGACCCAAACGACCCGGCCAACCACATTAACCTGGTCTAGCGGGACATCATATCTTTCGTGGATCGTGTTGTCAGAGATCAGCGTCACCGTCTCGTCGTCACCGATTCTCTTGTCGACTCGCTTTACCACCGTGCCGTCCCCGTCGAAGAGCACGAAGATCCCGGACTGGCTGATCTGTTTGTCCGACATATTGACCAAGACCCGGTCGCCAGGGTTCAGCGTGGGCTCCATGGAATCGCCTCGGACCTCGACCAATGCGAGCTGAGCTCTTGTCAGGCCAAGGAACTTGTTCAGATATTCAGGATTGAAGGGCCATTGGGCAACGACTTCTTCATCCCCAACGGCGGCCCCGCCGCCTGCGGAAACGTGGACGTTGTATTCTGGTACGACCTTAAAAACGGAAGTGTCAATAGCGTTTTCTGGACTGATTCCAAGCACATCACTCGATGTCTTGGGCGCCTCCGGGCGGCCGTCCAAAAGCCACTCTGCCGAGACGTTGAATTTCTTGGCGTATTTCTTCGCCGTCTCCCAGTCGTAAGCCCGGGTGCCGTTCTCATGCCCAGCATAGGTTGGGTACGATACCCCCAATGCGCGAGCCGCATCAGATTTCTTGGTGTAGCCGGCGTCACGCCGCGCGATCTTCAAACGCTCATGCATATCCATGAATAACGTTTGGCACAAAAAACTATGCGCAGGGGATTGACCTTTTTCTATGCGTGACGCATAGATTGTTTCGTTGGGAATAACTTTCACGTGGTGACCCGCCTTGACTGATCCTTCTGAAATCGACCCCAAAACTATCCGTTCCGCTCTCAATTGGAGCCAGGCGCAGATGGCTGAGTTCCTTGATTGCCAGCAGTCTTCAGTCTCTCGGATGGAAACCAAGGGGCGCGTTTCGCGCCTGTTCCGTCGGGAATACGAGGATCTGCAACGCGCGATCCAGAGCGGTGATCCCAAGAAGTTTCTTCAATCACTCGCAGCTTAGGTGCCGTTCTCATGTCCGATCTCGCCATCGTTGGTCTTTGCCACTGCGGTTCTGAGCACCGCATCTCTGTTCCAGACGAGGCGGAGATGCGGCTTGAGAAGCCACTTGAGCGGGTGGTCTGCGGGAAGTGCTCCTGCACCGTCGAAGACCTGAAGATTGTTGGTAACGCGCGTTTCCATGGCGAGACGAAACCTGATCTGGCCGCGAAGGTCATCTGAAAAGGACTCGGGATTTTTTACAATGCGGATGGATCAAGCCAAACGAGCGGTTGCCGAGTGCATCAAGAAGGGCGGGGGCTATGAGGCCGCGGCCGACTGGATGGGCGTTTCGACGACCACGCTTCACAATCTCCAGAACCAGAACATGCCGGATGATCCGCGCGACAGGCCGCTGGCGTGGCTGTTGAGGCTCGATGAGTTTGCCGGGGCACCGATCATGCTTCAGGCCATCGCGGTGTGCCAAGGGTTCGCACTAACGCCGGTCGGTATCCGCGAGACCCGGGATTTCAGAGACGCCGTGCTCAGGATCTCGGGGACTATCGGAGGGCTTACGAGCCAGTGTGCCGACGCTCTCGCCGATGACGTCATCGATCAGGCCGAGGAGAAGGCAATCAGGGAAACCGTCGGTAAGGCGAAGTCCACGCTGGTCGACTTCGAGGAACACCTTAATGGCGCCTGCAAAAACAGGGGGCGTTCATGAGCGTTTGGACCGAGAAGGACGTCAAAAAGCTCGAGCAGATGCTTCTTGACGGATGCAGCGCGCAGATCATCGCAACCGAGCTTGGCCGGTCCCGTTCCGCAGTCTGCGCGAAGATGATGCGTATCCGCGAGGCCAAGGGCCAGACAGCGACCAGACCGGTTCCGCACATCTCGGCGAAATCAAGCAATCCCCGTTCGAGGCCCACTGTTCGGAAGTCCGACAAGGTTGCGGTCGTTCCGGTGGCGCGGGATGTCACCGTTGAGCTTCCAAAGTCTCAGGCGGCAAGCCTCAGGATTCCCCTTTTGAAGACGAAAGACCGCCACTGCCGGTGGATCGATGCAGAGCCGGGAAGTGACGGGCTGCCGACCTGTTGCGGTCACAAGGTGCCGGCCACGCCTGGCCTGATGTTCTGCAGCTATCACCGCAACAGGGCGCGCGGCGAGGGGACTGTGAGCGAGCGCAGGGCGCTCAGTGGATTTGACCGCAAGACGAGAAAGGACGCGGCATGAGCAAGGGGACTGACGACCCGAAACACAATATCAGCCGGGACGACGCTTTCGTGCTGTTCCAGATCTCGAAGGTCGAGGAGCACCAGAAGCGGAAGAACACGACCAACGGCGAGTTCAGTGCGCGTCTCGAAACGGCCGAGGCAAACGGCCTGAACAAGTGGGCAATCAAGGAAGCACTGAAGATCAAGAAAAAGGGTGAGATCGCCGAGACAGTCACCCGCCTGTCCGCGCTGCTCCGCTATCTGCGCCTGCTCGGCCTGCCGCTGGATTCCAAGCAGATCGACATGTTCGAGGTCGCTCCAAAATCCCAGCCGATCACCGAAAACGCCTACGAGCAGGGCTTTGGTACCGGTGTGGTCGGAGAAGGCCAGGACAAGAACGATCATGCCCCAGGCACGGACGCCTTCAACGCTTGGATGAAGGGTTTTCATGCTGGCTGCGAAGCGCGCCGCGGGTTCCTCAGCGAAGAGGGCAAGGCGGCGGCAGAAGCGCCGGAAGACAGCGGTCAGGGCGACGTCGAGGACGACGCTTAAGCGAGGAGGACGGTCAAATGAAAGAGGTGGAAATCACCATCAAGACGAACCAGCGCTTCAGACCCTTCCGGACCTTCTACTTCTGCGGGATGCAGGTTGCTGTAATCGGGATCGGAGTACTCGCTGGCAGCACTGCCATGCAGTGGGCTGGGTTCATCGCCCTTCTTTTCATGCTCTTCGCTATCGGGAAGGTGCTCGCGTCAAAGGACGAAGGCCTCTCCTTCGCAGAGGCGAGGACGCGAATTGATCAGATCGAAGCATCGGAAGAACGCGCAGGCAAAGCCTCTTAGGCAGGCCAGAGCCATAGGCGAAAAGCCTCCATGCCCGGAGCCGCAACCGCGGTGGCCGGGCAGAGGCAGTGAGACTGGACGACGTTGGCGGGTGACCAGACGGTCTCAATAAATGTCAGAGGAACCCGACCTTTCCGTCTTGGGGAAGCGAGACGGTACCGAACGCCGGGGACACCGAGGCGTGACAGCCCGGAGAGACGGGCACCCTCAAACCCTGAGGAGCGCTTATGAAGATCGCAGGCTTAGACGTTGCCACCACGACCGGTTGGTGCATTGCCGAGGGGCAGAAATACGCCACCGGGAAGTTCCACCCGGGCAAGAAGCTTGACGACGGTCAGGTCTATCACAAGTTCCGCTCTTGGCTTTGGACCTTCCTTATCCACAACGGGATCGAACGGGTGGCGATCGAGGCGCCGTTGATGACCAACGTCACCGAGACCCACATGCGCACCGACAAGGAGTTCTTCGGGGCGAGGGAAAAGCGGAACGCGATCAATCAGAAGACCATCGTCCGGCTCAACGTCCTCAACGGAATCGCGCAGGAGGTCTGCACAGCCCTGAACATCCCGTTCTGGGTCGTCCACCAAGCGACCTGGCGGAAGGCCTTCATCGGGAAGAAGCCGCAGGGCGAGGACTGGAAGGACGCTGCGGTCCGTATCTGCCAGACCACCGGCATCGATATCGGCTCCAAGGACGCCGCAGAGGCCGCCGGCGTGGCCTTCTGGCTCCAGCTTCACCTCAAGCAGGAGAGGATCCAAGGCGGCGACGGACCCTTATTCGCAGGAGCGGCGGCATGAACGACGCTCACGCCACAATCGAGAAGCTCCAGAAGCTCATCTACGAGCAGGAGGCAGAGATCGCCCAGCTCAAGGAGCTTCAGTTCGAGGAGCTTCCCCGCCTACAGATCGCTCTCAAGCTCCAGCCCCTCGAATACAGGCTTCTCCAGTTCCTGATGCGCCGTGAGTTCGTTCGAAAGGACGCGATCATGAGCGCGCTCTACTTCGACCGCCACGAAAGGGAATGGCCGACGGAGAAGACCGCCGACATCTGCCTGATGAAGCTGCGGCGGAAACTCAAGCCGGCCGATGTCGAGATCAAGACCAAGTGGGCTGAAGGGATCTACATCGACGAGGAGAACAAGCAAAAGCTCCGCGCGTTCGAATCCTCCATGAAAGTGAGCGCGGCATGAACACTACCACTCTGATCAAAGATCAGGACCGTGTACCGCCGTGCGGCGGAACAACCGGGTTCTTCATTTACGGCGTCGAGGTCATTCTGATGCTCGCGCTTATCTCTTGGCTGATCGGGAGGAAGCGTTGAGGGAACTTCGAGGCCTCTCCGGTCAATACGATGTCATCTACGCCGATCCTGCCTGGAAGTTCAAAAGCAACAGCGAGAAGAAGCCGGGACGAAATCCGATGCGGCACTACAAGTGCATGACGTTGGATGAAATCGAAGCACTTCCTGTCCTCGAATACGCCGCTGATAATTGCGCGCTGTTCCTCTGGATCACCGGCCCGTTTCTTGCCATCGGTGCACACATCCCGGTCATGAAAGCGTGGGGCTTCAAACCGTCGTCCATCGCTTTTACGTGGGTCAAGACGACCCTGTCGAGCGGCGCGCAGGGCAGGATGTTCGCCCCGCCGATATCGGCCAAGGACTTCCGGGTCGGGCCAGGCATGACCACGCTGCAGAACGCCGAGTTCTGCATTCTCGGAAAGCGCGGCCGATCACTCCGTAAGAAGCCGGTCTTTTCCGTCATCCCGGAGCCGCGCCGGGAGCACTCCAGAAAACCAGCCATCACCCGCGATCTGATCCGGGAATACGTCGGGCCGGACGCCCGGGTGGCCGAGCTCTTTTCCCGCCACACCCCGAACGACCCGCTCTGGGACGTCTGGGGCAACGAAACCACCAAGTTCAGGGCAGCCTGATGGCAAAGCTCACCAAAGCCCAAGGGAAGGCACACCAGCAGGCATGTGACCTCCTGAAGAAGGATGTGCTTACTCAGGACGACAAGGAATTTGTTCTCAGGAATTGGCACGAGGGCGCCACCCATGTGAACAGCATGGCGGGAGCCTTCTTCACCCCCTTGGATCTCGCCTATGACTTCGCGATCGAGGTCACAGACGGGCGCGTCATCGACCTCTGCGCCGGGATCGGAATGCTCTCCTACGCCACCTTGCATCGGCAATATCTGTCCAAGGAGCGGCTTCATCTGACCTGCGTTGAGATCAACGCCGATTACATCGAGGTCGGACGCAAGATACTGCCCGAAGCGACATGGATTCAGGCCAGTGTCTTTGATGTGTTCGACATGGGCCTCGGGAGATTTGATTGCGCGATCAGCAATCCGCCGTTCGGCGCAACGAAACGGGCTCTTGGCAAGAAGGCCCCTCGGTACACCGGGGCCGACTTCGAATTTCACGTCATCGATATCGCCGCCCATCTAGCCGATTACGGCGTCTTTTTGGTCCCGCAGATGTCTGCCGGTTTCAATTACAGCGGCCGCCCGTCCTATGAGCGCCAGACCTCCGGCAAGGCAGTCGATTTTCAGGAAAAGACGGGCCTGTACTTCGAGGCAGGTTGCGGCGTCGACACTGATTTTCACCGGCAATCATGGCGCGGTGTTTCCCCCCTTTGCGAGATCGTCTGCGTCGACTTCAAAGACCAGCAGACCGAAGCTCAGTCCGATCAACTCAGCCTGTTCGAGGTCGCATGAAAAAGAAAAAGATGCTTGTCGCTGATCTGCTGTGCGGGGCCGGGGGCTCCTCCACCGGATGCCAGAGGGCCATGCGCGAACTCGGCCTCGAGATGGAACTGGTCTGCCTGAATCATTGGCCGACCGCCATCGAGACACACCAGCTCAACCACCCGGAGGCCCGGCACTACGTCCAGGACATCTCAACCGTCCGGCCGCACCTGATCGTCCCTGAAGGCTATCTCGACCTGCTGATGGCCTCGCCCACCTGCACGCACCATTCGGTGGCGCGCGGCGGCAAGCCGACCAGCGATCAGCAGCGCTCCGATCCCTGGCACATCATCACATGGCTGACCGAGCTCAGGGTGAAGCGGATTATCATCGAGAACGTGTGGGAGTACATCGGCTGGGGCCCTGTCAACGCGCAGACCGGCAAGCCGGTGAAGTCGCGCAAGGGCGAATACTTCCATGCATGGATACGGACTATCCAGGGCCTCGGCTTCGACAATCTCGAATGGCGCAAGCTGAACGCCGCGGACTATGGCGACGCGACCACCCGGCAACGTTTCATCCTGATGGGGCGGTCCGATGGCCGCAAGGTGCACTGGCCCATGCCGACGCACCGGAAGCGCGAAGAGGTCTCCACCGACCTGTTCGCCGATCAGCTTCCTTGGAGGCCGGCACGCGAAATCATCGATTGGACGATCAAGGGCAAATCGATTTTCGGCCGCAAAAAGCCGCTGGCACCTAAGACGCTGGTCAGGATCTTCGCCGGCGCCGTCAAGTTCAAATGGCCCGAGCCCTTCCTGCGCTTGCTCCTGGCCGAGATCGACAATTCGCTCCGGTACCACATCAACTGGTTCTTCTCGGTCCGGAACGCCCACAAGACCAAGAAGGACCGCCAGAAGCGCAGGGCGAAGGTGCGCGACACCATCACCAAGCTGAGGCAGTTCAGGGAATCCCCATTCGAGATCGCCAGCGGCAAGCGGCTTCCCGAGCCGATGGTCGTGACGCTCCGCCAGAACGCAGACGGTCGATCGATAGAAGAACCGATACCGGCCCTGGCCGCCAACGGCACGCATGTAGGCCTGGCAGATCCCGTCATGATCAACATGAAGAAGGGAACCGCCCCCAGCGACGTGGAATCGCCGCTGCCGACGCAGACCTCGAAGGCCAGCCACATGGGAATGGCCGAGCCGGTCATCATGAACGGTCGCAAGGGCAACCAGGCGAAGCCGGTCTCGACAGATCCCATTCCGACGTTGGATACCAAGGGCGGGGTCTGGCTGGCCGAGCCGATGGTTCTTTCCCAGCACAACAGCGGTGCAGCCCGGTCGACCGAAGACCCATTGCCGACAATCACGACCGGCGGTGCGGCCACGGAAGAGCACCCAGGCTGCGCCCGGCCGATGCTGGTGACCGTGGCCCACGGCAACGATGCCAAGGAGAAGGACCCGAACAGCCGTCGAGCGAACAGTGTCGAGGACCCGCTTGGGGCCATCCATGGATCAGGATCATCCCACGCGCTGGTGATGTCCTATTATGGCAACACCGCATGGTGCCACAGCCCAGATGAGCCTCTCGCGACGATTACAGCCAAGGAGCGGCATTCTGTCGTCGAGCCCTTCGTCCTCTCTCAGGCGTCCGGCGGTGCCGCCAGAGGCGTAGAGGAGCCCATCCCGGCACAAACCACGGGCGGCAAAGGCGGGGCCCACACGCTGATCTCGCCCTATTACGGCTCTGGCTCGGGAGAAACCTGCGTCAGCGCTGAGGAGCCACTACCGACGGTCACCGCCAAGGGACGGTTCGGCATGGTGGTTCCGGTCACCAATTCGAACGGCGGCGCCCAAGCCCGCGACATCAACACCGATCCGCTGCCGACCATGACGACCGCGCGGGGAGGCGAGTTCGCCGCCGTCCTGCCGGTGACCCACGCAGGCGGCGAGAACCGCATCAGCGACGTGGACGATCCACTTCCGACGGTGACGGGGGCGAACCGGGGGGAGCTGGCCTTCATCACCGCCCAGCACGGCGAGCGGTCCGGCCAAGCACCGCGCGTGCATGACCTTGACCAGCCGACCCCGACAATCGCCGCAACGGGTCATGTGGACCTGATCGAGGCGACAGAGGGTTACGACATCCTCTTCAGGATGCTGGAGCCGCACGAGTTGGCCGCAGCCATGGGCTTCTCGGACGAGGAGCAGACCTACGAGTTCGCCGGCAGCAAGACGGACATGATCAAGCAGATCGGCAACGCCGTCTCGGTCAAGAAGATGAAGGCCTGCGTCCGCTCGATGTTCTCCGACGTCGCCAAAACTGAGCCCGCCAATCTGGCAGCGCTGCAGGGATTTCAGGAGGCGGCAGAGTGACGAAGAACTCGTTTGCGGGTATGGGCGGACACCAGGGCGCACGACCGACAACGGATATTTGGCTTACGCCGCCCGCTCTTCTCGAATCCGTCGGAGGCAGCACCTCTTTTGATTTGGACCCTTGCGCACCGGAGGCAAGGCCATGGCCCACGGCTCGACATCATTACACAGCTACGGAAAACGGTCTGATCAAGCCTTGGTTCGGTCGCGTTTGGCTCAACCCTCCCTACCAGCGACCTATGATCCGCTCCTTTTTGGGACGGATGGCAGCGCACGGCAGGGGCCTTGCTCTGATTTTCGCACGAACTGAAACAGAGCATTTTGCTAGGTTCGTTTGGCCAGTTTGCGACGCGCTTCTGTTCCTCGAGGGCAGAATTTATTTTCACCACGCTGACGGGAGTCGAGCACACAAGAACGCTGGTGCCCCTTCTGTCTTCTGTGCCTATGGGGCTGAAGAGGCAGACGTGCTGGCCGGATGTGGCTTGAGAGGGGCTTTTGTTCCTCTGAGGGTCAGAGCCTTTGTGCATGGCATAGACGACACCCGAACTTGGCGTGAGGTTATTTCGTCCTGGATGAAGCACCGCGACGGTCCCACTCAACTCGCGGAACTCTACCGATCCTTTGCAGCTCACCCTAAAGCAAAGCGCAATCCGAATTATCAGGCGAAGATCCGACAGGTTCTTCAACAAGGGCCATTTGAGCGGGTCGGCCGCGGGCTATGGGAGGCGGCATGACTCGCGCTGACGACACCGAGCTCATAGTCAAACGCCTCACCGACGACATCGAGCGGCTCCTCGACACCTACGCTTCCGGCTGGGTGCCTCACAAGGGCTGCGCCCATCCTTCCCCGAAGTCGAAGAAGCAGCTCGGCAGCTTCAAGGTCAACCTGGTCGGTGGGCGCAGAGGGCAGTGGTACCGGTTCAGCCAAGGATTCGGAGGCGGGCCGGTCAAGCTCCTTGCCTACTTCCTGAACGGCACCACCCACGAACCGTCGCGCTCCGAGATCGCGGATGCCTTCAAGGAAGCACGCATTTTCCTCGGGATGAACCAAGGCGAGGTCGACCATGAAGCGATCCAGAAGGCGAAAGAGCACCGCGAGCGGCAGGTCGTGCAGCGCGAAGCGGAAGAGGCCGCGGCGCGCGAGTTCAATGAAGAGGCCGCGATGGACCTTTGGATGACTTCGTCTCTTGCCGACGGGACGTTGGCCGAAGTCTATTTCAGGAGCCGAGTGAGGGGTTGGGACGGCTTCCACACCGATCAGATCCGCTTCCACCCTGAGGCCTATTATTCGAAGACCCAGAAGCTCCCCTGCATCGTTTGTCTGGTGACCGGCCCGGACGGAAACCCTGCCGGCGTCTGGCGGATCTATCTGAACGCTGACGGCACCAATTTCTACGATTGGGTGAACGGCAAGTGGGCAAAGGTCAAGAAGGGCCTCGGCCCCTGCATGGAAGTCGGTGGCGCAATCCGCCTGTTTCCGGCGACCGACACCATCGGGGCCTGTGAAGGTGTGGAAACCGGGTATGGAGCCTGGAACCTCTGCCTCCGGGAGATCCCTATCTGGCCGGTGATGGCGACCTCCGGAATGGTCAACTTCCGCCCGCCTTTTGGAATCGAGCGCGTCGCGATCTTTCCGGACGGCGACCTGGAGTGGAGCGAAAAGAGAAGCGACTGGCGCGACCCGCCAGGCTTCAAGGCAGCCCGCACGCTCCAGAAGCGCATGCACGACCTCGGCTTGATCAGCCCGATCGATCCGGTACCGGCCGACGGTCTCGACCACCTTGAACGTTGGAACGAAGCTTACGACGCCGGATTGCGCGTCAACGGGGAGATTGCAGTTTGACCATAGGAATCCAAAACCTCCCGGAACGCGAATGCGAGTGGATCGGTCTGATTATGCAATCGCCCGTATCTGCGAACGAGTATGCACAGCAGGTCCCGACATCGGCGTTCACGAACAAGCTGACCGGTTCAATCTGGCAGTCGATGATCGATTTGACCAAGGCAGGGACACAGATTTCGGTCTCGGCCGTCCGGGAGCGGGTGAGGCTCGACCCGAACGATTACGGCATCCCGTCGCTGCCGTCCTTCCTGTCCCACTGCATGCGCAAGGCTGGCTCCGACATCTCCCTCGACGATCTCGCCGGCATTCTCGTCGACGAGGCGCACAAGCGGCAGCTCTGGGAGGCCGTTGGTGCGATCCAGAAGGATCTCAGCGGGGCACAGGGCACAGGCGAAGAGATCGCGCTTAAGGCCATCAAGAGCCTCACGGAAGCAATCTCGGATAATAGGGCTGGTGACACCATCACCTTGTACGAGGCAGCAGAGCTCTTCTATGCGGACGTGTCAAAATCCTTCCAGCGCAACGAGCCAATGGGGAGCGATTGGGGCCTAAAGGAACTCGACAAGATAATGGGGATGGTTCACCGCGGGGACCTCGGAATTCTTGGCGGACCATCAGGACACGGAAAGTCCGCTCTCGCTATGCAGATCGGAATGCATTTTGCCAAGCGGCTCCCTGTCCTGATGATCCAGGCCGAGATGCGACATCAGGATGTCGCCGGCCGAGAGGTCCTAGGCATGTCCGGGGTCGCGTCTAGCCGAGTTGAAACTGGAGCAATTCAAGCGAGCGAAATAGAGGCTATCTACAACGCCGCCGAGCGCCTGAAGGGTATCCCGTTCGAGGTCACCTATACCGACGATATGCGGATTTCCCGCATCCGCAGCCGGATCCAATCGTTCAAGCATCGGCACGGCGCATGCGGGTTGGTGATCATTGACACCATCAAACACGTTGACCCGGAGGAAAAGGGCGCAAGGGAAGGCGTCGCCAGGGTTATGGCGGCCGCCCCGAAGCTCGACAAGATGGCCAAGGCACTCGATGTCCCGATCATGGCGCTTGCGCAGGTGAAGCAAACCTACGCCGACAAGAACGGAGAATCCTTCAGCAAGTTCGATCTCTTCGGCGGCGGAGACCTCTGTGAAGTCGCGTCTTGGGTATTGCTCATGCACCAACCTCATATCCGAGCCGAAACGAACGGCGGCAAGGACTCTCAGGCGATCATCGACAAATGGGAGGGCAATGTTTGGGTGCGATCCGGGAAGCGCCGGCGAGGCAAGGAGATGAGCGGAAAATTGGTCTGGGTGCCCGAGCGGACCCGCTTCGCCGATCCCGATGATGATGTTGGAGAAACCTTCCTATGACCGATCATACAGCCCTCATCGAGAGCGCCACGCAAGCGCTCGCTCACTGGCAAAGGCGGGTCAGTGCGCCCGGGGCGACCATCGAGGACGAGTTCCACCACGAGCGCGCCAGGTCGAGGCTTCTCCAATATGAAAACCAGGCTCTAAAGGCACAGAACGCCGAGCTTCGGAAGGAGTTGAGACATGCCGGCCGAAAAGATAACGGATACGACCGTGGCGCGGGAGCTTTGCGCGGAGCTGGCGATCGAATGTCTGCCCGCGAACGTGCCGATGCGCTTTTCGCCAACATCACCGGCGAAGACCAATGCCGTGGTGCAGATCCAGAAGATGATCAACCTGCACGGCCGGGAGCATGCGTGGGCGGTCCTCTACTCGCTGACGCAGAGCGAGAACAACAGGTGCTACCTGACCAGGGCCATCATCGGCGCGATAAGCGACCTGTTCTGTCGCTACCCGTCATGGCGAGAAAGGCTGGGTGAGTTCTGTGATGTTCTTGATGCGGTCGATTTCGACTATCTCAGGAAGCTCGCCAACCGGGCGCCCGGGAAGGACGGTCGGGCCCCGGATAAGCGGGTGATCATGGCCGGATACCTGCAGCAGCTCTTTGAACCAGTGATGGAGCCGGAAAGCCAAGAGGAGATGGTGGCATGAAGCAAGCGATTAAATGGACGGGAGACAATGCTCAGCAGATCTGCACCGCAATCTCCGGGTTGGATCTCAAACCCTATGAGCTAGGCGGCGGGGTTTGGTTGAAGCAACCGGAGCCCGGCACTTTCCAACTCGCAATTCCGGCCAGAAACGGTGAGGTCTACTTGAACGAGGGTGACTTTGCTGTTCAGGAAGACGATGGGTGCTGGATAAGGCTGTCTCCAGAGCAATTCGAAAAGGAGTACGCATGACCCGCCTCCGGTGCTGCGTCCCCCACTGCAAGCGCACACGCGGCCCGAGGAAAGGCGAGACCGCCGTGCCTTTCACTGAGTGGATCTGCAGCGAGCACTACAAGCCGGTCGACAAGAAATTGAAGGTGCTTCGCCGACGTCTGCGCCGCAGGCATGGCCCGACGGAACGCGGGCGCCGCGCCGACCACGTCATGTGGGCCAAAATCAAGAAACAGGCAATCGAGAGAGGTCTCGGCTTAACATGAAAGCAAACATTGCTCCCTTTGGGCTGCGCATGCAGCCGGAACTCAAGATGATCATTAAACAAGAAGCCAAGCGTAACAATCGCTCAATGAATTCAGAGATCATTCATCGATTGGAGAAGTCTGTCAAAGGAGCCTGCGAAATGACTGGAAAAGATAGACTCGTCAAACACCAAGACAAAATCATCTTCCGCGCACCAGACGGTATGCGAGAACGTTTGAAAGTAGCAGCGAAGCGCAACAACATATCTATGAACGAGTTGATTTTAGAGATTCTTGAGCAACACTTTCCTGCACCTAATAGGTTGAGCGAGCGGCTATCGAACCTTGCCGATGCCGTCAAAGTATTGCGTGAAAATGTGAACGTTGATGAAGTGATCTTTTTTAATCGGAAAATCGAAGAATTATTTAGTGACATCAATTCTGGGTTAATTCCGCTAGATGATGACGTCGCGAAAGGGACTGTTGCTAGGTTTATCGAACAGTGGGGTAAGCACACCAAATGATAGATATTAGTTTGAAGCAGGTTAATTCGAGTTCTCTGCCAGACGGTGCCGTATATGTCACTGATACCGCCCTTGCCACGCGTTGGAGTGTCTCCCGGCCCACGATCTGGCGATGGCACCGAGAAGACCGCTCATTCCCGCGAGCGGTAAAGCTCGGCGCGAATTGCAGTCGCTGGAAGCTCTCAGAGATTGAAGCATGGGAGCTGGATCGAGAACAGAGCCATAGAGCGTAGGTCAACAGACATGAGCATCGGACATCTCGAAGCCCTGATCATCGATCGGCTCATAGAGGCCCAAGTCGTCATGAAGAACATCTCGGTCCGCGGCGTGCGGCCGAGCGTAACGACGACCTTCTGGCCGGAGACCGAAACCAACCTCGAGGAGAGGTGGGAAGTGGTCAAGCAGCAGGTCATTGACGGCATCCGCACTGATGACCCTTTGCGGCCTCGCGCACCGCGGCCGTCGACCGATGCGGTATCCCGCATGGAGGAGACCTGGCGGTGGATGGCGGACATCAGGAACGACGACATCCGAAAGGCCCTTGCCATCAAGGTCTATTCGTGGGTCTATGAAGTGCCGTCGACGAAACTTGCCAAGGGAATTGGCATTGATCGCAGGACATTGAACCGGAGATTTAACCGGGCAATGGAACTTTTAACGGCAAGACTTTGTAAAAAAGACGATTTCCCGTCATTGCCAGATGAAAAATTGGTGTCCCGGTTTCGGCCTGGACAGGCTATAAAAAACCGTAACATCGCATCAAGTGCAGCTTGATCCAAATCAGTCACGCGGAGCCGGGATCTGGGGCACGTGACCCTCCCGAAACAGTCCGGCCCACAGCCAGCAGAGCACACCTTCAGGAATGCAACGCAGAACGCCGGGGTGGCATCCGGCAGGAATACTCAGCGAGAGGGGCGGCGAAGGCCGATTGGTGGTGTCAACGGGCACCCCCCGCCGCCCAAGAAACGCATAGCGAGAGAGGCCCGGTGGATGGGGTCTGAGGTAGCTCCTCGGATTGCCATGAAGCCGGGCCGCATCGTTTCAGCGGGATAGCGCAGAGGTAGCGCGTCGGACTCATAATCCGAAGGTCACGGGTTCAAATCCCGTTCCCGCAACCAGATCCGGCCGCGGCGACAAGCGCGGTATCACCCCATGGGGAAGAAGTGGAGAAGGAGCGCTCGCGGGGGCGCGTCTCCGGTCTGCGACGGTTTAGAGCAAGCCCCCGTTAGCAACATCAACAAGGAGAAGACCATGAAAGTCCGCGCAAAGTTTTATCTCGCCCATCGCGAAGAGCATCCTGAGGGTTTCAACCTGACCTTCCAGCCCGTCACGGGCGGCAGCCCAGAGAACGACGAGTTCTTCAAGTACACCCCGCATGGTGAGCTGAAGATGGGAACGATCAACCCCGAGGCGGCGATGTCCTTTGAGGTAGGCCAGGAATACTACCTTGACCTGATCAAGGCCGAGTAAGCAGTTCAGCGGTCCGAAAGGTAAGGGTTGGGGGTTCCCGGCCGCCGCTGCTCCCGCTTCGTCTAGCGGAAGGACGTCAGGTCTTGGCCCTGAAAACCGTGGTTCGAATCCATGAGCGGGAGCCATTTCGAAAGCAGGAGATGAGAGATGCTTGACGAAGTTTGCGAGACCGGCACAGCCGTGAGCATCATCGCCGCTTCGGCAAAGCTTCGATCTACCCTGAATCCTCCCAAGATCGGGGAATGGCTTGTCTGTCCGTCCGGACATGTCCTGGCGCAAATGGCAGTGAATAAGCGGACAGGCTTCAGCGATTGGGCAAAGTACAGCGGTTCGGTCATCACCGTGACGAACGGCCGTCGCGTGATCACCTGCGGCTTCTGTGGGGAGGAGGCGCACAACAGCGAGCGACCCTTCATCTGCTGGGTTGTCCCAGATCAGGTGGTGAAGAAGGTTCTGGAAGTGTTCCCCCCGCAGTCGGCGCAGGTTTCTTAAGCGACAATAAAAGACGCTGCTTTTTGCAGAGATTTTCCCCGCTGTTCTGACCGGCGGGGGCCACGGTGCGCCAACACCGTGAACCGTGAGATCTGACCTCACATGACCGTCATTGGCCGATAACGGCCATCCCGCCACCCTAGCCAGGGCGGGATCGAGACTATCGAATGGTCATGAAAAAGAGCAATCTCGATATTGAGTACCGCCCGATCGATCAGATCAGGCCTTATGAGAAGAACCCGCGGAAGATCCCGCAATCCGCCATCGACAAGGTCGCGGCCAGCCTGAAGGAATTCGGCTGGCGCCAACCCGTCGTTGTGGATAAGCGCGGGGTCATCGTCGCGGGCCACACCAGATACCTGGCGGCGCAGGCGTTAGAGCTGGAATCAGTTCCGGTCCACGTCGCCAAGAACCTGACCGCAAAACAGGTCAAGGCCTACCGGATCGCAGACAATCGCATAGGCGAGGAAGCGGAGTGGGATGACGACCTGCTCAAGCTGGAACTGGAAGATCTTACCTCGGGCGAGTTCGATATCGGCCTGCTGGGGTTTGAGGAGGTCGAAGCGCTCCAGCTCATGGCCGGCGAGGGCGAAAACGACGTCGAGGCGGAATGGCAGGGCATGCCTGAGTTCGAGCAGCCTGACGCCACGGCGTACAGGCAGATCATCGTCAACTTCAAGGACGACGAGGCGGTCGCCGCTTTCGCCAAGCTGCTCGGCCAGGAGATCACGCCCAAGGCCCGGTCGATCTGGCACCCGGAAGAGGAGATCGCCCGTTACGCGGACAAGACCTATGCCGCTGACGCCTAGGTTTCCGGTCTATATCCCGTCAAAGGGGCGCGCGCGATACATGATGACGTCGCGGGCGCTCTCGAAGATCGGCGTGCACCACACGGTGGTCGTGGAGCCGCAGGAGGAGGACGCATACCGACGGGCGGCAAAGGGCTTGCTCTGCGATGTCCTCGTCATGGATCTCTCCTACAAGGAGCGCTACGAGCTTTGCGATGATCTAGGCCTGGCCAAGGGCACAGGGCCGGGACCGGCGCGCAACTTCATCTGGGATCACTCGATCGCCGCGGGCCATGCCTGGCACTGGGTGATGGATGACAACCTCGCGAAGTTCTACCGGCTGAACCGGAACATGAAGATCCCCGTTGGGGACGGGACGCCCTTCCACGTCATGGAAGAGTTCACGCTTCGGTACCGGAATATCGCCATGGCGGGGCCAGCATACGAAAGCTTCGCCCCAAGAAAGCAGAAGTCGGCGCCTTTCGTGCCGAACACGCGGATCTATTCCTGCAACCTGATCCGCAACGACATCCCGTTCCGCTGGCGAGGCCGCTACAACGAAGACACTATCCTGTCGCTTGACGTCCTCAAGGAGGGTTGGTGCACGGTGCAGTTCTACGCGTTCCTGCAGGACAAGATCGAGACCCAGCGGATCAGCGGCGGCAACACCGCAGAGTTCTATCATGCTGAGGGCAGGAAGGAGCGCGGGCAGAAGTATGCAGTGGGCGGGACGACGGCCAAGTCGCAAATGCTGGTTGACGTCCACCCGGACGTTTCCCGGCTGACTTGGCGCTTCGGCCGTGTGCACCACTATGTGGATTACAGGCCCTTCCGGCGGAACAGGCTGGTCAGGCGCGAGGATGTCGAGGTCCAGCCTGGCATCAACGAGTTCGGAATGAAGTTGAAGGTGATCGGCAAGGACAATGCCAGCAGCGAAAAACAAGGGCGGTCGACCGCCATCCCTGAAGCCTGACACCAAGACCCTGAAGAACCTCAAAGGGCTCGGCCAGATCCAGGCGACCACCAAGGAATGCGCCGCCGTCCTCGGTGTGTCCGAACCGACTTTCATCAAGTTCAAGAAGGACAACCCCCAAGCCGCCGAAGCTTACGAGTTCGGCTTGGAGGAGGGGAAAGCATCGCTCCGGCGCATGCAGTTCACTGCGGCCCGGAAGGGCAATGCCACGATGCTGGTGTGGCTCGGCAAGCAGCTCCTCGGCCAGCGAGATCACAGGGATCTTGGCGGTCCGAACGGCGGACCTATCCCGGTCATGGACTTCAGCAAAATCCACGATATGACGGATGAGGAGCTCGACACAGTTGAACGTGCACTCGTCAGGCTCGGATTTGCTGTCTCGGATCAGGGCGGAACGCCAGAGGAGGGAGGCCAACCGGAAGGTTGAGGACGAGGCGCAGTCTGCCGGCGTCTCTCTTTCCAGCTACATCAAGGCGGGCTGGCACGTACTGGAGCCAGCGGCCATCTACAAGCACGGATGGCACATCGACGCCATTGCGGACCACCTCAAGGCGATCACAGACGGGTTTCTGCGGCGCCTGATCATCAACGTCCCGCCAGGCACGATGAAGTCCCTGACGGTAGGGGTGTTTTGGCCGACGTGGGAGTGGGGCCCGCTCAACATGCCCCACCTGCGCACCATCGCGACATCGTACAAGGAAGCGCTGGCGAAGCGCGACAACATCAAGTCCAGGCGCTTGGTCCAGTCCCGTTGGTACCGGGACCGGTGGGGAGGAAACTTCTCCCTCATGCCCGACCAGAACTCGACGTTGAAGTTCGAGAACGACAAGACCGGCTTCCGCGCGGCTATGGCCTTCAAGTCCCTGACCGGTGAGCGCGGCAACCGTGTGGTGATCGACGATCCGCTATCGGTGGACATGGCGAAGTCGGACGCCGAGCGCATGGCGGCGAAGGAAACGTTCCTTGAGGCGGTGCCAAGCCGTCTCGCCGATCCGGCCGTAGACGCCATCGTAATGGTGATGCAGCGGCTTCACGAGGATGACACGACCGGTGTCGCGCTGGCGAAGAACCTCAGCTACGAGCACGTGATGCTGCCGATGGAATACGAGCCTGAGCGTCGCTGCTACACAATCGTGAAGCCGTCCTTCTGGGATGCCAAGCCGATCCGCGCCCGGTACGACGCTGAAAAGCAGACCTGGTACAAGACAGGTGAGGAGATCCCAGAGAACCGCCAGGAGTTCGTCGAAAGGGCACCGGTCAAGACCGTCTATCCGCAGGACATCCGGACCGTGGATGGCGAATTGCTGTTCGAGGACCGTTTCCCCAAGGAAGTCGTCGAGTCTGACAAGATCTCACTCGGCTCCATGGGACACGCCGGGCAGAACCAGCAGCGTCCGGCCCCCCGTGAAGGCGGGATGTTCAAGCGATCGGACTTCAAGATCGTCAAGGCTATCCCGGCCGGGACGCAATTCGTCCGCGGCTGGGACTTCGCTGCGAGTGAGGACGACCCAACCCGGGCCCGGACTGCTGGCGTGAAGATCGGCCGCTATCCGGACGGCAGGTTCGTGATTGCTCATTGCGTCGCGGAGTGGCTGACCCCGGCAAAGGTTCGCACCACGGTCAAGAACACCGCCGAGCAGGACGACTTCGTCGGTGACCGCTGCCGCATCTCCTTGCCGCAGGATCCAGGCCAGGCCGGGAAGGATCAGGCCGAGCAATACATCACGATGCTGGCCGGGCACGTCGCCGTGGCGTCCTCGGAAAGCGGGGACAAGGTGACCCGGGCCGAACCGCTCTCCGCTCAATGTGAGGCGGGGAACGTCGATATGCTCCTTGGGAGCTGGAATGAAGACTTTCTGGACGAGGTGACGATGTTCCCGAATGCCAAACTCAAGGACATCGTCGACGCAGCCTCACGGGCGTTCAACGAGTTGGCCCACCCCACGGCGCGGGCCGCCATGATCCTGAAGAAGAAGCACCGCTCATGAGGCTCCTGAACCTGATCGCCAACATTGCACAGCGGCGGCTCGACCAGATGTTTCCGGGCTATTTCCCGGGCATCAAGCACAATCACTACGGTGACTTCGGATATCCGGAAAAGCTGGATTTCAACCAGTGCTTCGACATGTACAACCGCAATGGCTTTGCCAGCGCTGGTGTCGAAAAGACCATCACCAAGACCTGGCAGGATTATCCATTCCTGCTGGAGAGCGAAGGTGACGACGACGAAACCAAGCTTGAGCTTGAAATCCGTCAACGCTTCGGCGATCTGCGCCTGTGGCAGAAGTTGGTAGAGGCGGATCGCCGCTCTTTGGTCGGCTGCTACAGCGGTGTCATCCTGCGCTTTGCGGACAGCAGGCGGTTCGAGGAGCCCGTCGAGCGGGTTCCGGGTGGGCTCGAAGGTCTTGTTGAGGTCATTCCAGCATGGGAGGGACAGCTTGAGGTTGCCTCGTGGGATACCGACGAGACGTCGGAGACCTATGGTCAGCCCAAGATGTTCAACTTCAACGAATCCAACGTTGAAGACCAGAGCAAGCAGCCTCGTCAGTTCCAGCTTCACCCCGACCGTGTTGTCGTCTGGTCTCGTGACGGGACGGTTCACAACCGGTCTTTCCTGTCGCCAGGCTTTAACGACCTGATCACCTTGGAGAAGATCAACGGGGCAGGGGGTGAGGGCTTCTGGAAGAACGCGAAGTCGGCTCCTGTGCTTGAGGTCGATAAGGAGGCCAGTTTGGAGCAGATGGCGAAGGCCATGGGCGTGCCGGTCAACGAGATCGCGGACAAGATGGATGATCAGGTCGCAGATTGGCAGAAGGGTTTCGACCAACTGCTGATGCTCCAGGGCATCCAGGCCAAGACCTTACCAATCACCATGCCGTCGCCCGAACACTTCTTCGCTGGTCCCCTGCAGGCTTTTGCTGCCTCTATCAATATCCCGGTCAAGATCCTTGTCGGGATGCAAACGGGGGAACGGGCCAGCACGGAAGATGCCAACGAATGGGCCCAGACCAACATGGGTCGGCGGAACGACAGCGTGATCCCCAACATCATGGCGGTGGTGGACCGGCTGGAGCAAGTAGGCATCCTGCCTGAGCGGGACTGGCATCTGGACTGGACGGATCTGACCGAGGCCAGCATGGGCGAGAAGGTCGATCGCGTCGGCAAGATGGCCGATACCAATCAGAAAATGAAAGACACCGGGGAATGGGTGTTCACCCCGGAAGAAATGCGCGCGGCCGTCGATATGGAGCCGCTGAGCGATGCGGAGAAGTATCGCGAAGATCCAGACGACGAGGCCGACGACCTCGACATGACGCCGCCGGAAGGCAAATAGGCGCCCCTCAAACCATTGGAGAACCTGTGATGCCGAAACAGGTGCGGGTCAACATCCGCACGCTGGCGAATATGTCTGGCGTGCGCAAGGAGAAGCGGAACGGACGGGATGTCATTATCGTTCCGTCGGCGACCCTTCCCGACAACATCGTGATGAACGAGATCCGGTATCCGGCGGATGAGATTGCCAAGTCATTCTCCAGCCTGGACCGCACGCCGGCACCTCTCGGCCACCCCTCTATCAACGGCATGTTCGTCTCCGCCCGTGACCCGGAAGGCATCAATCTTGGCTGGATCGGGGCCTGGAACGAAAACGTGCGCCAGGTGGGCGGCCGAGTTCTGCTCGACAAGGTGATCGATATCGAGCGCGCCGGGCAGTCCGAAGGTGGAAAGCGGGTTCTGGATGCCATCGAAAAAGGCGACCCCATCCATACCTCTACCGGCCTTCTCTGCTTCCTCGAAGCCGCCAACGGCGAGGTCGATTACAAGTTCACGGCGCGCGAAATGGAATTCGATCACGACGCAATCCTGCTCGATCAGGACGGCGCGGCCACCCCGGATCAGGGCGTGGGAATGATGGTCAATTCCGAAGGCGAACAAACCCAGATCGACGTCATTAACTCGTTCCTCGAAGACGCGGACCGGGAAATGGATTGGGCGGTGGAAAGCATCGTCCGAGCTGCAGAGCGGAAGCACAAGGCTACTGCGATGGAGCGAATGAAGACCCGAATATTGGAGGCCATTGGTCTTTCCGAGCGGGAAACATCTGCAAACACCACGGAGAAAGCAGACATGGCTGATGAAAAGCAGCTTAACGAGCTTTCCGCGAAGGTCGACACCCTCTCGGAAAGCATCGGCAAGATCGGGGAGACCATCGGTGAGGCCGTTGGCAACGCGATCAAGCCGCTGGTCGACGCTCAGAACGAGATCGTCGCCAACCAGAAGGCCAAGGACGATGCCGAGCTCTCGGAGCTTCAGGATAAGATCGTCAAGGCCAACCTGATGGACGAGGCCGGGGCAAAGGAACTGACCCTGAACGCCGCCCGCCAGCTTGCCAAGAAGGCAGAGCCGGGCAGGGCGGCCCCTCTCAACGGCGCTTTCAAGGGCACGGGCGATGACAAGCCCGCCTACAAGCTGCCCAAGGCGGAGGGCTAACCTATGGCGCGTTTCAACAAGATCGTCCTCGGCCCGCCGAACAAGAACTGCCCGCAGGTCCGTGAGGCCATCGCGAGCGTTGCTCTCAAACCTGGCCGGCTTGCCGTTCTGTCCTCTGGCGAGTTCGCGCTCGCCGGCGCAGCGACCGTCGGTAAGGTCTGGCTGATCCAGGACAACTATCTGGCGATGAAGACCGTCGATGATGACTGGGATGCTGCTGACACCGCGATCGGTGTCGAGATGCACGAGGACTTCATCTATGCCGCCCGCATCGCGAACGGCGTCAACATCACCGCTGTCGGCACACCGCTGACCCCGGGAGCGAATGGCACCCTCGCCATCGCGAGCACGTCGGATCTGATCGTCGCCTACGCCGATGAGATCTACAACAACGACTCCGGCTCTGAGCAGCTTCTGAAGATCCGCCCGGCGGGTTCGGAAAGCTACCTCTCGGCCGCGTAACTGGAGACTAGCGATATGCGCTATTTTGACGAACAGCTGGTCGCCAACTCGCGGCCGCACGCGGCGTGGTGGGCCGAGGTCTCGCTTGCCCGGGAGCACTTCCACCGTTCCGAGGACGCCCACGCGTCCCTGCAGAACGAGCTTATGGGTAACGCCGCATCGATTCTTCCCCGGGACGCATGGCTCGATCTTGACGGCATCACCCGGCGCGTCATGCGGGCGGATGAAGGCCAGGCTTGGATGATGGACTTGATGCCTTTGGCGAAACCGGTCCACATCGGCAAGCTCGTCCACATGAACCGCGTCTCCTCGGATGCCGGTTCCGTGACTCGGTCGATCTCCGGCCAGGTCCCGACCACCATGGACAAGGTGATCTATGACTATCGGGGCACCCCGGTTCCGATCTTCGCCACCGGATACGGCCGGGAATGGCGGGAATGGAATACCCTGCAGAGCGAAAACTTCGACGCGCTCTCCGACGATCAGGAAGCCCACACGGCCAAGATCCGCCGGGACCAAGCGCTGTATTGCTTGGATGGTGATACCAGCATCGTCTTCCAAGGCTACACTGCTTACGGCGTTCGCAACCACCCGCTGTCGAAATCCATCAATCTGGGCGACGGCGCACTCGGTGCGGACATCGACCTGACCGCGACGGCAACGACCTCGGATGCGATCGATCAGTTCATCACGCAGACGCTCGGCGCCATGCTTGACGCCAACTACATCACGGGCAAGGTCAACCTCTACATCTCGCCCGAGATGGCCCGGAACTGGGACCGCTCCTACTCCGGGTCTGCCGGCTTCAAGGGTGGTACTCTGATGGCCTATCTGCTGACCAATCGGCGTATCAACAAGATCGAGGTCAGTTACGAACTCAGCGGCAACGAGTTCTTTGGTTTCGTCCCCAACGCGGAATATATCCGGCCGCTGATCGGCATGGCCGTCAACACCACGGCGATGACCAGGCTCAACCCCACGGACAACTACAACTTCCTGATGATGGGTGCCATGGGTCTGGAAATCAGGGCCGATTACAACAACCGGACCGGGGTCTTCTACTCCGTGGTCGTCAACGCTTAAGCCCTCAAATCGGACAGGTGACTTACATGACGGACCGGGCGCTGTCCCGGCCCGTTTTGTGATGGCATCTGAAACAGAAAGGTTGATCCAATGCGCATCAAGATCATGAAGCCCGGCATCTATGGTGCAGACGGTGAAATCGCTGTGGGCGAGGAGTTCACGGTCAAGTCGCTCCCGAAAGCATGGGAAGGCAAGGTGCAGGTTATCTCCGGCAACACCGAAGGCAAGACCGCTGTCGTCAACCCGGCTGACAAGCCCGATCCCGTTGCCCCCTTCAAGGCGGAAGACGCCGGAAGTGGCTGGTGGGTTATCAAGGACGCCAACGGCCAAGAAGTCGGCAAGAAGATGCGGGCCGCCGATGCTGCCGCCTTCAATGAGCTGTCCGACAAGGACAAGGCCGAGTTCATCAAGACCGAGGGCTAAGCCTTGTACGGCGATTTGGCGTCATGGCGGGCCTATGCAGCAGCACGGGGCGATAATGCTCCGACCGCAGCCGATGACGCGGATGCGACGGCGGCGCTTGTCCGCGCCTCCGATTACATCCGCTTCCGCTATGTCGCCAACCTACTGCCCGGCTATGACACGACGCTCCAGCCGACCGGCTACGACTATCCGCTCGTCGACGAGGCAACCTACATCGCGGCCAGCTATGAACTGGCAACACCGGGCTTCTTCTCGAAAACCTATACCGAGGCAGATCGGAAGGTTCTGACCGAGGTGAAGGGTATCAAGTGGACCGTGACCGGGAAGGGTGAAGGGATCTACGCGAACTCGCCCACGGCCACGCTGATAGAGGCGATGTTCGATCCTTACATCGAGGATGACAGCCCGCCGTATTTCGGCTTCAAGTCCGTGGGTCCGAAGTATGTCTGTTGACTGGAATGCAATCGCTGCCGAGGTCCATGAAGCCTTGCTGTCGATAGGAGAGACCGACGACGGCTTCCCTGTCGCGCTTCAGGTTCCCGGTACACAGTCCGGATCGGATCTGGACCCGACATTCGATCCGCCAACCTATGTCGATCTTGTCGGACTTCAGGACGTTAAGCAGGTCAGGGACGGCTCCGGCACATTGGTGAAAGAGACCATGCGGACGATCCTCGTTTCGGCGACCACAGGAGTTGAGCCGAGCAAGGAGATGTCCGTTTCTGTGGGCGTGAAGTCCGCAGATATCGATAGCAATACGGTTTGGGAAGAAATCCTTGAGGTCAGGCCCCTGTCGCCGGCCGGTACCGCAGCGCTCTACGAGATCGATTTGAAGGACTGATGGCGTCCAACCGAGATCCATTCGAGGCCTTGACCGAAGAGTGGTCCGAGGAGCTGCAGGATGCTTTCCTTGAGGCCATCCAGGACATCCGCGACCGGAGCCGTATCAACGTCATCGCCGCGATGCTTGAGGCCGGTGACGTCGATGGGGCCCTTCGTGCCGTCGGCATCGACCCGCTGGACTTCCGCCACATGGATCGCCTGATCGGGGAACTGTTCAGTTCCGGAGGGGAAGCCTTCGCGCAAGATGTCGAGCGCCAGGCGCCGAAACGCAGCGCCGAAGGGTCGATTGTCCGGTTCCTCTTCGATGCTCGAAACCCGCGGGCGGAGACTTGGATACGCGAGCACGCTGGGCAACTGATCACAGGCCGTATTGTTCCCGACCAGATCGCAATGATCAGGAGCGTTCTGGAAGACGGGCTGTCTGCCGGCCGAAACCCAAAGACGATTGCACTGGATCTTGTTGGCCGAAGGAGCAGAGTGACCGGTAAGCGCGAGGGAGGGCTCATAGGTCTCACCCAGCAGCAGGAGGAGTGGCAACGCTCCTACGCTTCAGAAATCGCCTCCACGAGCCCTGAAGCGCTGCGCAAGGCGCTCAAGAAGGGGTTGAGGGACAAAAGGTTCGACGCATCGGTGCGCAAGGCTATCCAGAGCGGAGAGCAGATACCGGCCGAGACCAGGACCAAGATGCTGTTGGCCTATCGCAACCGATCCCTGAAATACCGGGCGGAGACCATCGCGCGCACCGAGATTATCCAGGCGCTTGGCCGGTCGCAGGTCGAAGTATGGGATCAGGCAATCGACCGCGGGCGGGTCGCGGTGCAAGACCTGATCAAGATACCGGTGTCCGTCAAAGACGAGCATGTCCGGCACAATCACCTAGAGGTAGAGCGCCTGAACAAGGATGGCGTCGGTTGGACGGAGTTCTATGCGGTGCCGGCCGGAATGGCTCCACAACTTCACGCGCCGTATGACGAGCCGATGTGCCGTTGCCGAGAGCGGGTAAAGGTCAGGCGAAGGCTCACCTGATGGCGCGCACCCAGCTTGAGTTCGCCAGCATCGTGGATGCGTGGACCAAGAAGTCGAAGAAACGGCTGCTTTTCGTGTTTCAGCAGGCCACGAACTACACGTTCGACGAGGTCTACGACAACACCCCGAAGGTGACAGGTTTCTTGGCGCAGTCCTTTGGTGGTTCTCTTCAGGATGTGCCGAAGATGAATCCCGGGGCGACAGGGTTTGAGGATTTCTCACTCGACGTCCAGCCCTACGAGTTGATCATCAACGAGGCTCAGATCGGCGACACGATTTACGGCGGCTTCGTCGCTGCTTATGCCCGCCGTCGTGAATACGAGGGCAGGAGCGCCGGCTTTGTTCGCAGGTCCGCCCAGAACTGGCGGGTGAACGTCGAGCGCGCGGTCAGGGACGCGAAGGCGGCGGTGCAGTAGGGTCGTCGGTCTCGGTCTCAGCGGCCAACACCAATCCGGTCATCAGCAGGTGAAGCATCTTCTCTCCGGCCCGCAAGGCAGTCTCGGAGCGGGCCGTAGCACCTGTCCGGCTGGCGAGCATGGCCTTAGCCTCATGCAGAGCGTCGTGGGCCTCGTTATCAGAAAGCGGCTGCTCCGGCGGCTTCAAGGGGGAGTTATCCTTATGCGGCTATCGGTTCATGAAGGCGATCCAGGGTTTCTACCATATCGCCAACTTTGCCGTGATGGAAAAAAGCCGCTCATTTTTTTGAACGGACAGGCAATGGAGAGTGTCGTGACCGCCGATGAGGAGCGTGGGTTTGTCACCTTCATTAAAAGGGACATGGCTGGGCAATTCATGCTGGAAGACGATGAGGTCGCGACAGATATTGCTTACGGCACCGTCAAAATCGTGACCGAGGACGCCTGACCATGGCAACGAGCATTGACGGCAAGATCCTGGAGACGCTGCATGCTCACCTGAAGACGCTGACATTCACGCCGGTGCTGCAGATTGCGGTACCAGACGTCGATTTCCCCAAATCGGAGCAGAGCAAACCGGCGAACTTCCTCGAGGAGATGTTCCTGCCGAACCAGACCAACCAGGTAACCCGAGGCAGTGAGCCGCAACAGCACCGCGGCATCTTCCAAGTCACGGTCCTCTGGAAGTCTGGGCAAGGTGTCATCAAGGCCTTGGACACGGCCGGGCTGATCATTGAGCACTTCAAAGATCAGGTTCTGTTTTCCGATGACGGAACAGTGCGGGTGACCATCGACCGGGAGCCGTGGGCATCTCCAAAGATCCCGGACGGTGATCGGACCCGCTGGCCCGTCAGCATCCGATATCACGCCTTCGAGAGTGAAGGATAACCAGGTCGCAGCAGCGGCCTTTTTCATGCGCAGAGGTAGAAGGAATTCTTTGCAATGGCAAACAAGGTAACGAAGAAGGGAGCCAAGTGGTTCGTCTGCGCCGTTGCGCAGAATGTCGACCTCACCGAGGCGATGTACCGGCAACTCCCGTGGGTGGAGGTTAGCAACGTCGGCACCGACGGTGACTTCGGTCCAAACTCGAGCTTTCAAACCTACAACACTCTGGCCGAACGGATCTCGAACAAGCAAAAGGGTTCCGCCGACGCCGGCGAGCCCACGCTGGAATATGCCGACGTCTACGACGACGACGGGCAGGCCATCTTGAAGACGTTCGGTGATCCGAACAATCTCGATAACATGGCGATCTGCTATCAGAAGAACAATGCGCCTTTGACCACCATGACCAAGACCGTGCACTACTCTCGTGGTGTCGTCTCCGGCCCGGTCAATCTCGGCGGCGGCACCGATGACTTCGAGCGCAGGCGGGTCAACATCGGCCTCAACCAGGTTCCTGTCGAGCAGGTTCCGACCACGGGCGCTGTCCCGACGAACGTCGCCGTTCCCACCATCACCGGCACCGCTCAGGAGGGGGAAACCCTGACCGCAAGCGATGGCACTTGGGATTCTCTCGATCCCGGGGTGAGCTATTCCTATCAGTGGAAAGCAGATGCCGCAGATATCGCCGATGCAACGGAAAGCACTTACGTGCTTACGGGCTCTGAAGTCGGCGCTGTCATCACGGTGCAAGTCGTCGCAACTAACGCCTTTGGTGACAGTACCGGGGCTGTTTCTGCTGCCACCGCAACCGTCGTTGCTGCATAAGGGATTCCCAGATGGAAATCACCCAACTCTACGATACCGAAGCGCTTTTCCCACTTGATCTGGTGCGGCCGGATACTGGCGTGAAGATCGGGATCCGGTTCATGATCCGGTCTTCCTCAAGCCAGGAAGCGAAGAAGCTGCAGAAGCAGCAAACCAGCCGGTTCATCGAACGCCATCAGAAAGGCAAGCTGCTGCATGGTGACAAGGCCATCCAACAAGAACTGGAGAAAGCCGCCTCCTATATCGCTTCCTGGGATTGGGGCGAGAACACATTTCACGGTGAGGTTCCGGAACTCTCCATGCAAACCGCCATGGAAGTCCTCGACGAGATCGACTGGTTCTTTCCGCAGGTGGTAGAGGCGGCAGGTGAACTCGGAAATTTTACGAAGAAATAAGGGAGGCGATGTACCAGGCGGTCGCTCAGATCGCCCGGTACGAAACCCCTGACCACACGGGCGAAACCCGACGTGAGATGAATGAGCGCTTCGGGATGGAGAACAAGACACCGGATCCGGTCCACCCTGATCCGGATTGGCTCCATCTCTGGGAGTGGTTCTGTGACCTCTCATCAGCCCGCCAGTACGGTTCCGGCGGCCCGATGCCGCTCTCCTATTCCGAAATCAGGGCGTGGATGGAACTGACCGGTGAGCCGGTTCAGCAAGCGGAAGTGATCATCCTTAAGGCCGTGGACCGGGCCTACCTCGAAGCCTTGTCAGAGGAATTCACAGCGCAAGAGCTGCGCCGCAGAGAAACGGAGAAGCGTTAAATGGCTGGATTGGACGTTGCCGAGCTTGGCCTGGCCGTAGACAGCGGACCGGTGGAGAAGGGCGCGCAATCCCTCGACCGTCTGTCGGCATCCGCTCGCAATGCAGCGCAAGCAGCGCTGAACCATGCGAAGGCGGAGCAGGCGAAGTCCGCCGCCGCGCTTGCCGCTGCCCGGGCATCTGAAACCGCTTCCCGAGCCGACATCAAGGCCGCGCAGGCCGCACTCAGCAATGCCAAGGCCGCAACAGCGCAGGCTCGTGCACTGTTCGAGTCTGAGAAGGCCGCATATGCAAGCGCAAAAGCGGTTCAGACAGCGGCAGCATCGTCAAGGGTGGCAAACGACAACGTTCGATCGATGGGGCTCGGTTTGGGCGGGATCGCGGCTCAATGGCAAGACACCTTCGTCCAAGCGTCTTTGGGGATGAACTCATTGATGATCGGCATGCAGCAGGGCACGCAGATGGCGGGTCAGTTTGCGATGGGCATGCGTAGCGGTCAAAGCTTTACGAGCCTTCTCGCGGAATCCGTCACTTCGCTGCTATCTCCGCTTTCGCTGTTGACGATAGCAGGTGTTACCGTCGTGGCGCAGCTGGCTCAGATGGTGAACTGGGGCAAATTGGCGGCATCGATCTTGAACACCATCGCAGACATACTGCCAAATGTGGCCCAAGAGGCTGCGATTGCAGGTTCGGTGCTGATCATTGCCTTCGGGCCGGCGATCGTTCGTAGTGTGATCATGCTTTCCCGAGCTTTGCTGGTGAACCTGGTCGGGGCGCTTCGAGCCGTGGCTGCAGCGGCACTCGCAAATCCCTTCGCAGCGATCATCACCGGCATCGCGCTGGCTGTGACTGCACTTTATGTCTTCAGAGATGAGGTCAAGGCTGCGGTCGGTGTCGATGTTATTGGCATCATCAAAGACGGTACCAACCTGATCATCGGCAGCTTCGTGGGAGCATTCGAGGCCATAGAGGCGGTTTGGTCCAAGCTACCAGGCGTCCTTGGCGACATCGTCTACAGCACAGCGAATGCCGTGATCGCTGGCATCGAAACGATGGTCAACAAGGCGATCCAGGCGATGAGGAGCCTCTTCAGCGTTCTCACAGGGCTTCCGGGACCGCTTCAGAACGCCTTGTTCGGATCAAGGCTCATTCTCGAAAACATCGGAGAGGTCAATCTCGGCAGGATCGAGAACCCATATGCAGGCGCCGTAGGGAATGCTGCGACCGATGCATACGGCGCTTTCCAGAATGCCCAAGGCTTCGACTATGTCGGCAAGATCGGATCAGCGATCGGAAACGCCGCATCTGCTGGCGCGGCGAAGCTGAAGGAGCTGGCCGCTGCCGCGACAAGCGCAGGCGATGCAGCCGACAAGGCGGGGAAGAAGGGCAAGAAGTCCATCGACAAGTACGCCGAGGCTGTCGAGAACGCGAAGCAATCGCTCGGCCAGGGCCTCGGCGGTGTGCTCCAAGGACTCTTGAACAAAACGCTGACCTGGAAGGAAGCACTGCTGCAGGTTCTCCGGTCCGCGCTGAGTTACTTCGACCAAATGGCGAAAATCGGCGGGCAGGGTGGATTGTTCGGCGGTGGGATCTTCGGCGGATTGGTCAAAGGTCTGATCGGGTTTTCGCGCGGCGGTGTTTTTTCCGGCGGAAATGTAGTGCCTTTCGCTTCCGGTGGTGTCGTTAGCGGGCCGACCCTGTTTCCGATGGCCGGAGGACGGACGGGATTGATGGGTGAGGCAGGCGACGAGGCCATCATGCCGCTGAAACGCGGCCGTGACGGTCGTCTGGGAGTTGCTGCCGCGAATTCCAATCAGCCGATGATTGTCAACTTCGAAACGAACATCGACGCGACTGGAGCTGACAGAGCGGCGCTGGAGAGAGTTGTGGCTCGGCAGGACGAAATGGAAAAAGGCCTGTCAAAGAAGATCAGCCAGACAGTAGGGCAGCAACGCACAAGGAATGTGGTCTGATGCGGATGGTTGATTTCCCGGTCGATCTCCCGTTTTCAGTCCTGACACCAGACGGTGGGCCCGACATCATTGGCATCACGCAAAGTGCGACGAAGAAACAGCAAACCTCCATAGATCCGTGGGCCGGTCTGTGGTCGTTCACTCTCGAAATCGCGGCGTTGCAGGAAGCGGCTGCGCGAGCGTTCACCAGGTTGTCTATCTCGGCGCATTCAGGAGCAAACTGCTTCCGGCTCCCGTTCTTCGACCCTCATGAGCCTACATGGTCCGAACTCGGTCTCAACGTCGGAGAAGCGAAGATTGACCAGTATCAGAACTGGACCAACGATACGATGTGGGCGCACGGCTTGCCTTGGGGCACCGGAAAACCTTTGGCCCAAATCACGGCTGCCAGCGCAAAAGACTCTGGTCAAATTTCGATTGATCTCTCCGCATGGAGCGGTGTGTTGCCGACGTTCTTCGGGATTGTCGGTCACTTCGCGGTCTATGGCGTGCAAGGAGCAAGGTTCGCCGGAGATATCGCAACGGTAAAGGTCTGGCCTCCTGTCAGAAAGGCGATCACGGTATCCGACTATGCCACCCTACGACCGGTCATGTGCGCGAAGGTTGATGGGAAGAACGGTGCTTCATGGTCCAGCGTTGGGCGCTCCAAGACGCTGGAAGGAGCCCGACTATCGGTGATCGAGGTGCCTGACGAAACAGTTCGGGAATACGTGACCGAGGATTATCCGTAAGTGGCTGATATCGGAGTATTCCCGGAGGAACTGAAGCCTTACCTCAGGGCGCCAACAACTGCTTACGCCATTCTCGCTGAATTTGAATTTGGGGATGGCGAAGGCGGGACGATCATCAGACGGTTTCATCGTGGTGTGGGAACCATCACTGCCGGCGGCAAGAAATGGGAGGGCGTCACCGATCCTGATAAGACACGGGTCGTCAGCATTGGCGCCGTCGAACTGCCAACAGTGAAATCCGCATCGAAGGTCGACATTACGCTCGCTGGCTTGGACAAGGAGTTTCTTTCAGCCCTTCGCCAAGAGATCAGCGTCATCTACGGAGCGCCGGCCGAGCTCTATTTGCAAGTCTACAATCACGATACCTACGAGACCATTTCCGAGCCTGTTCTCTGGTTCGACAATGGCGTGTGTGGAATGCCGACGATCACGGCCAACGCCAAAGGCGAAAGGTCAATCGTGATCGTTATCGACGGAATCCTTGCGGCGAAGAACTTTCCGCCAGGCGGACGGATGAACGACGCAAACCAAAAAGCCAGATACCCGGATGATCGGGGGGCGGAATTGATCGGCTCGACGGCCTACGAAATTATCAGGTGACATGCCAGACAAGTTGACCTCTTTCATCACCGGCACTGCCGGCGAACCCTGGCGCTTGCGCTTCTCTGACTGCGCGCCTTGGGCCTGCAGGTGGATCGAAGTCGCGATCGGTGTGGAAGTTCCGCTGCCGGAGTATTCGACCCAGCGCGAAGCAGTGGCCGTGCTCCGGAACCATGGTGGGCTCAAGAGTCTTGCAACCATGATCGGGAAACAGATCGGGCTTGAAGAAACGCTTGCCCCACGGCGCGGCGACGTCGGGCTGATTCAGAACAAGTTGGTGATGGGGGGAGTAATCCTTGCCATCTGCCTTGGCTCCGGAAAGTGGGCCGCTCGCGTAGCTCTCACCTCGCAGAATGCAACGATCTCTGGTCCTGTTCTTAAAGCTTGGAGTGTGCCGTGGCCGGTGTGATCTGGATTCCAGGTACACTTGTCCACGCGAGGCCTGCAGACTTAGAATTCGTCTCGATGCGCGAGTGCTTGGTCGAGCAAGCTCTTGCGGAATACTCTGAGGTCAGACAACGAAAGGGCTGGGGCCTCGATACGACGAGCCCCTTTGCGATCGGCCGACCGGTTCGTGGAATCGAGACAGCCGCATTCTCGGCCGTATTTTCAGTCATCGGCAGCGGCCTATTCAGTACCGGGCTAGCCGGCGCCATCGGCGTCAACGCCTTCAATGCGGTTGTCACTGCGCTCACCTACGTGGTTGGATTCGGCGCGCTCGCCGGGGCTTCGCTGCTCCTTGCCGGTGGTCAATCGCAGAGAAGTACGGTTCGGCCGCCGCAAAGCCAGAAGCAGTCGTACGAGCTTGAAGACGGCCCCCGCACGATTGTTCTTGGCCGTGCACGTGTGGGCGGTGTTTGGGCAATCCGGGCATCGACTGGAAAGGACACCTATCGTCTTCTGGCGCAGTGCCAAGGACCGGCGGCAGCGATTGAGGAATATTATGTCAGAAACCGGGAAGTTACCGTAGATTTTGACGGCGCTGTTTCCTCTCCACCGTATGCACGGGCCGGAGCGAACTACCTCTACCTGTTTTCCAAGCTCGGAACGACGAACCAGACCGCCTTTTCTCAACTGATCAGCGCATTCCCGGAAAACTGGACGTCCGATCACAGGCTTCGTGGCGTAGTCTGCACCTTGGCCCGATACATCTCTCCAGGGGTGACTGACCCGGATTTCCTGAAGATCTGGTCCGAAGGTTATCCCACCATCGGAACGCTCATTCGCGGCGAGTTCATTTACGACCCGCGCAAGGACAGCACGGAAGGAGGTAGCGGCTCTCATCGCCATGACGACGTCGACACATGGGAATGGTCAGACAACGGCATCCTCTGCTGCCTTTGGCAGGCCACCGCGGATGAAGACAAGGGCGGATGCGGTCTTGCCTTCAGCAAGTTCGATCTGGAGGACATCGCCGACCAAGCCGAAATCGCAGACCAGACCAGAGACAGCGCCCAAGGCGCTGACGCCGAACGTGTCTCGGTGATCTCTGGTTCGTATACGACAGATACGGAACGAGCCGTCATCTTGGCAGAACTGATGCAATCCGCTGGTGTGCGGATGGTCCGTCTTCAGAACGGGAAATACTCATTCCACATCGAAGAAGATGACCCGACGCCGACCACGACTGTGGAAGCCGAGGACATTCTGGACGCGATCTACGGCGGTGACGAGATCGTCACGGATGCAAATGCGCTCGAGCTTCTTTTCCATTCACCGGAAAGGCAGTGGCAGCTCGCCGAACTCAAGATCCAAGACAAGGCTTGGGCGCGTGACGAAGTCTCGATTGCGAAGACCGGCAAGAGGGTAGAAACCCTGACTCTGAAATTCTGCCCGCAGCCAGGTCAAGGACAGCGCGTTGCCCGCAGAATATTCAACAAACGCCGCGCTCTTCGGGGGACGATCCAAACGAACTTGGCGGGACTTTGCACGGTTAGTCACCTCGATGGGATCGCCGAAATGGATCTAATTGAGGAGGGATGGGCCCCACGCGTGGAGTTCAGCCCTCAGCGTTTCGGTGAAGGGGGAGCCACACTCGAGTTGCCGTTGATCTTTCCGGCTGATCTTTCTGACTGGGACGTCGAGACGGATGAGGCCCCCGCTCCAGTTCCGCTCGCAGACGTCCAGTTCTCCGGCAACGTGGGTCAGAACGAAATCACCAGAGCGGTGCTTGTCGAGGTCGCGTCTTCTCAAAATGCCGTGCGGATCGAATACACCGCAGCGGATGGAGCGACCGCCTACGAAGCCACATATCGAGAATGGGATGGCTTGGTTTCAGGTCCAAGGACTGGGATGGCCGAGAGTGGACTCTATGCCGAAACAGCATCGGATCTAGAAGTCGGCGACAGGCATATCTATGAGGTCCGTGGGTACAATGCTGAGAGCGAACTCGGGCTGTGGTCAGAGGAAGTGGATTACACAGCAGCGTTTGATACCTCAGTTCCGCAGTCCTGCTCAGCGTCTTTGGAACTTGACGATGGTGCCTCGGACGAAAGCCCTGGATTCGGCAATGAAAGGGTTTGGAATGTTCTTGCTATCTGCAACGACATCAATCTCTCGAAAATCGATGGTGTCTACCGAACGCCATACAGCACACACACCGTGGACGTGATCATCACTGGTTCCCATGAGGAAGGGTCGCCAGACCCCGTGTGGGTTTGGGACGATCCGCCAACGGGAACAGTAATTTTCGCGAATTCAACCGGCCAGACGACAAGCGACGGCTATTGATTTAATACAATCTGAGGTAATGCGATGACCGTTTTGGTTGAACGGGCAATAGACGTGTTTGCGTCCACGGATGCGGCCGGGAACAAGCGACCGATCGATCCGGACGCGGCTAGGCGCTGGGGCATCCTGCTTGAGCGCATGGCCGTTTATGGTGCGGTGGCGGCGGCGACCAAACTGGCGCTGGACGCGATCACGCCGGCAAGCGGGACCTATCCTGGCGGCATCGTGTTCGGTGGCTCCGAGGCCGGTTTCTACGCCTGGAACGGGTCTGATTGGGGTACCAAGATCCGCAGCCTGCCCGACACGGCGGCGACGCTTACCAATGTCGCGGGCACTGCGAACGCCATCACCGCCGACACCGAAACCGGGGTCGATCCGGCTGAAGTCAAATTGCGTCTGCTCGTGCCGGTCTACACCAACACCGGAGCGACGACGCTTGCAGAGAATGGCGGAAGCGCGGTTGAAATCCTGAGCAGGTCCGGAAATTCCCTGGTCGGCGGCGAGCTTGTGGCCGGAGAGCTGGCAATCATTGGAGAAGTCGGCGGCGAGCTCCGTCTCGCGAATAGCGCGAGGATTCTTCCCTATCAGGGGGCTTATAGCGCAGGAACTACCTATGCGCTCGGCGATCTCGTGGAAAATGGCGGCGCGACCTGGTATTCGTTGCAAAACGCGAACCAGGGTAACACACCGGTCGAGGGAGCTTATTGGTCAAGCTTCCTTCCGGGGGCGACGGTTGGCGATGGTTCCATCACGTCTGCGAAGCTCGCAGACGACGCGGTGACCGGCGCCAAGGCCGATATAGACAGCATCGTGGCCGAGCAGTTCACGACCGGCCTGACGGACTTTCCGGCCCTGTCCGCCCCGACAATCATCCAGCAATTGCTGGAGCGGATCACGCCTGAGATGGCAGGAGCGGATGGCGGCGGGGACAGCGGCGATGCCGCGACCAACCACACCGCGCTGCAGCGCCTTTTCAACGCCGCCCAAGGCAAGGTCATCGTGCTGCCGCGCGCGGCCGATTACACCTTTGACGACACAGCCCAACTCACGATCCCGGACGGGGTCATCATCGAGGACAAGGGCGCGCAGTTCAGTTTCATCGGTACCGACACGGGGACGACGGCCCGCATCCAGGCGCAGGGGCGGCTATGGGCGAACCGGCTTGCATTCTTTTTGCCGACCGGCAACGAGGTTTACCGGTTCATGGAATTCGCCGGCGATGTGGTCATCGGCGAGGTATCTGCGATTTCAGAGGACCAGATCAACAACAGGGACGCGACCAACACGGCGGCGCTCCGGTTTCTCGGAAATTCCTCGATCGACAAGCTGATCTCCGACAAGTTCGACAATGCCCACGACGCATTCGGCTCTGTCAGTGCAGTCCCGACAATGCATGCCCGCATAGGAGATTGCCTGATCACCAACTATGTGCGTGGGCTTCACTTCGATCAGTGTTACAGAACCCATGTAGAGGGAGGTCTGATACAAACGGCTTCCGCGAATGCCGCCGTTTCGCCGGGACACAATGCCATCCTGCTGGAAGGCTGCTACTACTCCGTCGTTGAAAACGTCGCGCTGCTCGACGCGGGAGAGCACGCCCTCCGCGCGGGAACGTCCGGTGATGCGATCGCCCCGAAGTCGATAAAGGTCGATAGTGTCACCGTCGAAAGGTGCGGCGGAAGCGCGTTCAAGCTGAACGACAATTCCGTTTGCGAGAACGTCTCTATCAACAATTTCAGCGCAATCGACTGCGGGCCTGAAGGTGGTGACCTTAGCAACGCGATGGGCCTTTTCCTGGAAAAGGCGAGCCGGGTGAGCGTGACTGGCTTTACGGTCGGGGTGAAAGACAACACTTATTCCTGCTATCGCGGGATTTCCATCAACGGCGTTGGCGATGGCGTGATCACCGGTTTCAACATCCAGAACTGCGCCGACGATGGTATTTTCGTCAAGTCCACAGATGGCGACATCGAGAAGCTGCTGATCGATACCGGCATCATCCACAGCGTCGTGGCCAACGGTATTGAGGTCCAGCATGGGGCGAACAACGCCAGGATCTTTCACGTTGGGAGTGGCGTCCATATCAGCGGATACGATAACGCCAACTCGGCAACCTATTACGGCCTTGATGTCACGACCAGCGTTTCGGCCCTGCAGCCCTGCGTGATGTCCGCGAAGATCGAGGATCGCGGCGGCAACGCAGCCGGCGTGTCGCGTCTGCAGGGCGGCGCGGAGGTCAAGAACAACATCTACACGATGTAGGAAAGTTACTCCTCCAGTACGCAGTAAGCGTTCTTGATCTCCATCTCCTTTCCGTGATCTGCGAACTCGAACAGGAACAATTCACAGGGTTCGTCCGCCAGGTCTTCGGCCCTGCGAAGGACGGGTCGCGCGCCGGCTCCCAAATCGAAGAGTTTTTCCAGGGCCGTTTCGGGGTTTTCCGCGTGGCAGGACGATGTGTCGGAACTCTCAGCTTCGCCGGTCAGAACATAATAGCGCATTGGGGTGTTTCCTGCTTCGATTCGCGCTCCGGAAAGTTGGTTGCCGGGTCGAATACAACCTTGATTTCAGATTCACGGTATAGGAAGCTGCACGCTGACGTTTGTCAATATCATGCATACGATTCCGCTGGTTGCTTGACGGAGGGTTAAATGACGATTGAACTTGTCGACATGGGCCGGCACAAGGAATTTCCGGAACGAAAGGTCGTTACACTGCCCGAGGGAACTCTCTCTCGGGTCGAGGCCGTGCGCCGTGAGGGCGAGGACGCGATGGAAGTCTTTCGCAAGGGTCTGTTTCGTGAACTTGATTTTCGCGAGGCCGTTGAGGCGGAAGTCGAGCGCCGGCTGAAAGAGCGGCTGCGCAAACAGGGTTAAGCCCCGGAAAATTCGGTCAGAACCGACCCGCCTTCAGAGGCGGGTTTTTTCGTGTTCGAAAATTCGCCTGGAGAAATCATGAAACTGATACCGGACTGGCGCCGGGTCCTGACAAGGGCCTGGAGCATACGCCTCATGCTGCTCGCCGCGCTGTTTTCCGTCGCGGAAGAAGCTCTGCCCCTCATGGGCGATTTCATCGAGCCGGGCCTGTTGGCCCGTCTCTCGGCATTCGTCACGGCGGGCGCGATCGTCGCCCGTATCCTCGCACAAAGGAACATGGACGATGAGTAAGCGCGCGAAAGCCGCACTCGCCTCCGGCCTCGGTCTTGTCATGCTGACGGCGACCTATCTGACCGCGCCGTGGGAAGGCACAGAGAATGACGCCTACTGGGACCGGCTCGGCAAGGTCTGGACGGTGTGCACCGGGGAAACCAAGGGCGTGAAGAAGGGCGATACCCACACCGACGCGGAATGCAGAGACATGCTCTACCGCACGCTCGAAAAGGACTATCGCCAGCCCTTGCAGAAATGCGTCAAGAACTATGACGACCTGCCGCTGAGCCTGCAGGCGGCCATGCTCGATGCGGCCTACAATGTCGGCGCCGGCGCGATTTGCCGGTCGACCGCGGCCCGCCGGTCCATGGCCGGCGACCTCGCCGGGGCCTGCAAGGCGCTGACCTGGTTCAACAAGGCAGGCGGCAAGACGATCCGCGGGCTCGTGCTGCGCCGCGAGACCGGCGACGCGACCCGGATCGGGGAATACGAGCTGTGCATGACCGGTCTGGAGATGCCGGCCGGGCTGGATCTGGACGACGTCGCGGCCGTTCCGCCGGCAAAACCGAAGCCTGCGGACCGGCCGGCCCCGGAACCCAGATCCGAGACGAAACCCGCACCGAAAGCCGCGCCCGAAGCCGTGGCGCTGCCGTGGCCGTGGCTCGCCGGGTTCGGCGCCGTCGTCCTGATAGCCGTCGGCGCGGCGATCGTCGTCCGCCGGCGCAGGAGGGGCGCGTGATGTTCGGCCTGAACCTGAACGCAATCGGAGCGGCCGCCCTGGCCGCCCTCGTGGCCGGTACCGCCGGCTATCTCTACGCCCGGGCGGGCGTCTCCGCGGAGATCGACGCGGCGGTCGCCACGGCCCGGGCCGAAGACCGGGAGAAAACAGACAATGCCATCAACGAACTCGCTGACGAGGCGGATCGCGCTCGCCTGCGCCGCCGCCTTTGCAATGACGATCCTCGCGGGATGCGCTGGAGCTTCGCAGACAACGACTGCGTCGAAAAAGAAGCTCAGCCTTAGCGCCCGGCAGATCGTCGGAACCTCGCTGATCGGCGCGCGGGGCGCGACGCCGCGCGACCAGGAGAAGATCGACGACACGGCCGCCGGGCTGTGCGGCGCCGGAACCTGGACGACGACCGAATGCGCCCGGCACGATGCAGGTGAGAAATGAAGGTCTTCATCGACTGGCTGTCGCACCTGCCGCTATCAAAGGTCGCGGTGATCGCCGCCTTTGCCGCAATCGGGGCGGTGCTCCCCAAGGACCTTTCCGCCCGAGACCGGCTGATGACCTTCTTCGTCGGTTTCATCGCGGCACTGGTGTTCGGAGAACCGGTTCGCGAAATGCTCCATCTGTCGGAATCGTGGGCGTTCGGCATGGCTGGTGTATTGGCAATGACGGGCCGCAACATTGCTGTATTCGTAATTCGAGCCAGCCGGGATCCGGCCGGAACGGCGGCGCAGGTATTGGAGATATGGCGCGGTGGTAAGGGAAAGTGACTTAAGAGCTTTCGTCCTTCACTGAGGTCCATTGGATTGAATACTGAGAGTCTTTCTCTGGCCAACCTAGGGAGGGCTCCGCAGAACCGTCGTCCTCGTGGTCTTCAGTCTCCGCTCCAAATGCACAGATACTCTCGAAAGTTTCCCTATCCAAGCGAGCCAACAATACAACCTTGTCTCCTACAGGAAGCACAGAAAAGGGAACCTCAATGAGTTCTCCTTGGGTAAAATTGACTTTATGTTTCATATTAGATCCCAGCCCTAGATAATTAACAAATATATGTAATTACGTGGAAGGTGAGGGCAGCAACCAATCCTTGCGGGAAATTCGGTTGTATCGACGTTCAAGGATAAGGAACGCATGGAATTCACACCAGATCAGCAGGCTGTTTTGATGAACGCCTTCACGGTTGTCATGTCAGAAATAACGATGGCCGGATACGGATACAGGGTCGAGACGGACTTCGCAAAAGTCAGACGTGAGATCGAGTCGGCCGGCAAGGAACTGACGCCGTTTTTCTGGACGAATTATTATGACTTCAACGGGAAGAACGCCTTCTGCGTGGTCCTCGAAAAGGACGGGCAGGGATTGGCTTATCTCTGTTCACAGAAAATGGACTTAGGCGCGCGCTCTCTGGAAACCGCATATATCCAACGACTTGAGGCGATCTACAGCCACGATTCAGCGGCAAAGCTCGACCCGACGTGGACGTGCGAACCTTTGCGGGATATCACGGGACCGATCGCTTATTCCGGCGATGCCGTGACGCACGGCGATCTGCGCACCCTAGGGAATTCAAAACGCTATTTGGCTGCGATCTCCAAGCTCTCTCTTTACCTAACCCTTTCGACGTGGTCGGACGTAAACTGGATCGTAGGCACGATTCGAGAGCGCGACATGAGCCGCGGCTTGGGCTGGCTCTACGGCGCCGCGCGCTGTTACCCAATGGCCGAACGGTGGCTGACCCTTCCAGAAAAGCGCTTGGCTAACTATGCAGTACTGGCGTCATCTCGCCAGGACGTATTGTGGAGCGCAAAAACTGTACTCGCCATGCATCAGTCGGAACAACAAGCACGGACAATAGAAACTTCGGCTGCCGAAGCCCTATTACCCCGACCTGAAACCGACGGATGATCCGGTAATATTCCACAAATCGCGGCTTTGTCATGCCAGGCGGAGTGACTTCCATCTGGACCATGTCAGAGACACCGTGACCGTTGACGGCGGACGGAAAGGCGGCGGCAACCGCTGCCGCAAAGCGCGGGTCTTGGTTGCGAACCGACGCCGCATAATCCTCCCCGAACTGACCTTCCATGATTTCGTTGAGGAAAGCCTGCCTGCCTTTGTAGAGCATGGTGGGCAGGTTTTCCCCGTCTGCTTCACATCGATACCAGAGTTGTTGCTGATCGAGCGGCATCCCGCGTCTGAAGATGCCATCGTGTTTCGCCCAATAACCAGAAAGACTCTGTATCAGGCCGCCAGCGTGGCCACGCATGTTCGCTGGATCAATGGACTTGATGTGCATGGCGTCAGCCCGTGAACTCGCCTGAGATCTGAGATATGGCCTTGACCACCTGCGCCTTCTGTTCTTCCGTCAACTCGTCGATGTTCTTGTCCTTATGCTCTGGACCGAGAACCATCTCTATAAAGGCAGCAAAAAACGCGTCTATGTCATCTTCGGATAGGGTTGTGGCGGATGTCGTACTGTCTGGGGCTTTGCCCTTTGTTGTCATTCTTCAGGGACCTCTTCGCGGACTTTTCGCCCGCACATAGCTACTCGTTTGAAAAACTCAACCGCATTCATCGTCACACCCTGTTGCTTTAGACGATGCTCGGCCTCAATTCGTATGAAATTGATGAGCTCTTGGTTACTCATTTTCAAAACCCTGGCCCCAATAAAGCTGGGTTTCGTATCATCCGTGCCGTGAAACACTTGTGATAGATCGTCCCGGTTGTCCAAGATTTCGCTGAACAGATCGTCGAAAACGTCCCGCATCTAACCCCCTGACCTGTGTCAGCCTGAGAGTAGGCAGACCGCGGATTCAGTCAACCTTTCTGTTCACGCGTCTGGGCAGCTTCAGCAGATCTGAAACTGGCATTTGGCCGGCCATCAAAAGGTCAGCCCACTCCTGCAAAATGTCCCTTCGCTGCCTCAGATAAAGCGCTCGGTTATAGGCGGCCTCAACCTTATCCTTCGGCACGTGCGCGAGCGTGAAATCGATAATGTGCCGGTCTTCCGGCCGCCGCTCATTCATCACGGTCGAGAAGGCGGCCCGCCAGCCATGCGGCACATGCTTGTGGTGGTAGCCGGCGCGGTTCAGGAGGTAACCAATCGCGTTCTCCGACATCGTCTTGTGCGCGTGTCTAGTATTCGGGAAGACGAGCGGGCCGCGGCCAGTCAGCGAGTAGAGAGCCCTGATCGTGTCCATGGCCTGGCTGGACAGCGGAACGATATGATCGCGGCGCTCGTCATCCTTGAACTGTTTCCGCAGCTTCATGCGGGCTGCCGGCACTATCCAGACCGGTTCTTCCTCCTCAACCTCTTCCAGCTCCTCCCATGGCGTCTTTATCAGCGTGCCAGGCCGGAGTACTGTCAGCGCGAGCAGTCGGTTCGCCAGCTTCGTGACAGGGTGCCCGGGCGTTGAGTCGACTCGCTCGATGATCTCCCGGACTTCGGCGAGATCGGTGACCGCTGGCTGTCTCCCCCGGCTAAGCGGGGCCATAGCCTTTTCAACCTGCGCGGCCGGATCGGATTCGGCGATTCCCTTTGCGATGCAGAACTGGAACACGTGCGAGACCCGTTGCCGGATCCTGCGCGCCGTGTCCTTGGCGCCGCGCTTCTCCACCTTCCGCAGCATGTCCAGCACGTCGAGGGCCGTGATCTCCTTCACCGGCCGCGCGCCGAGATCCGGAAAAGCCTCCTTCTTGAAGCTCCTCCAGACGTCATCGGCGTGTTTCTCCGCCCACATCGGCTTGTTGATCTCAAACCATTCCCGGGCCTGAACCTCGAACGTATTCGAGCTGTCGGATGCCGCCTGAGCGCGTCCCAGCAGTTTCAGGGCTGAAGGGTCCCGCCCAGCCTTTACCTCGCGCCGCGCGTCGTCCCTTGCGATTCTAGCGTCGGCCAGGCTGATGTCCGGATAGTCCCCGATGGTGAGCAGCTTCTCTTTGCCGTCAATCCGGTACCGGTAGCGCCACACCTTGCTGCCGGCAGGGCTCACGTTGAGGTAGAGCCCGTTTGAATCCGTCAGCTTGACCGGCTTGTCGCCAGCCTTTGTTTTCCTGATCTTCGTATCCGTAAGCAT